GGCTAGTACTGCATTGTTCCAGTGCACCCAGCCCAGGTCAGCTCCACGCAGGTTGGCCTCACGCAGGTTGGCCTCACTCAGGTCGGCCTCGCTCAGGTTGGCCCCACGCAGGTTGGCCTCACGCAGGGTGGCCCCGCTTAGGGTGGCCCCCCACAGGTCGGCCCCGCTTAGGTTGGCCCAACTCAGGTTGGCCCATCTCAGATCGGCCTCACTCAGGTCGGCCTCGCTCAGGTTGGCCCATCTCAGATCGGCCTCACTCAGGTCGGCCTCGCTCAGGTTGGCTCCGCTTAGGTCGGCCTCACGCAGGTCAGCTCCACGCAGGTTGGCCTCACGCAGGGCCACGCCTTGTTGCACCGCGGCGGACACACTTTTATAGTCGCCGATTACTGTTTCGTCTTTTCGCAGGATTTTCATTGTTCCCTTTCTTTCTGGCGCTAGGCCATCTCCTGCCGCCGTGACGGCAGGACAAAGCCGAACGGCTGGTTAGTTCAACGTAGCTTCGTTTGCTGTCGTCTCTGCCTCACATTTGGCCATGTAGCGCTTGATGCCCTCAGGCAACCGTGCGGCAATCGCGCGAGTATCCGCGCCAGACAAAAACCGCAACGCCTCCCCGATATCCCCGTCGTAGAGGCATGTCGGTTCGGTGCTGCGGTTATGGCCGTTGCTGCCATCGTGACACCAATCAGCGAGATTTTCAGCCACGAGCTTGCCGGCATGGATGTAGCCGACTCCCTTGATTGTCACGTCCCAGGTGCGGTTAGCCCACTGGCTTGCGCCAGTGCAGACGCGAACGACGCACAGGATTTCCCCCTGATCGTCGCTGAGCTTCACACCCACGGGCAGCGGTTCCAGTAGCGCTGCGATGCGATTACGGAGTTCCGCGAGAGCCCCCTTGTGGGCGTCTACTGCGGTTTTGAGTTGAGCAATAATTTGGTCAGACATATCGAGTCTCACTTTCTGCCCCTTACCGAGGGGCTCCATGGCACTAAGCCACCTCCCGCCACTCGCAAGTGGCGGGACAAAGCTGAGCGCTGAGCTAGTCCAAAATGAAGCCACCCAGTTCTTCCGTGCGGTCACCAAGATCGACGGTTCGGGCTGCGATGTCTACGATGGCGGTTCCGAAATAGCCGTCCCCGCTGTGCGCCGTGGCGAACGCTTTTGCTTCGGTAGCATCGTCGAAGCTGGCGAGTGCCGCGTGAAGCTGGATCTTGCCGTTTAGGGCCTCCTGGCCGATCAATCGCACTTCATAGCGCGTGCCGTGCTGTTCTGCGTATTCGATTCTCATTTCCATTCTCCTTATTTGGCTTCCGCCGGCGCCTCGCGGCGTTTCGGCCCGTTGCCAGCAAAACGCTGACAAGTCCAGTAGACGCCATTTGCGCAGGGCTTACAAGCCGAACAAAGGGCGAAATATCGATAGATTTTATTTATGGGTTGCGCGATTAGCCACACTGTATCATATTGACTGCACTGGGTCAGCTATTGTGGCAGATTTGATACACTGCACGTTGCATGCCAAACTACAAGTGTAGTAAATCGGATTTATGGGTCCATTAACGTAATTTATGGGGTTTCAGCCCATTTCGCTGGTACTAGTACCTTATAATTCTCGCGCATGGGAGCGCCGATAACATGCAGTATGTAAACTTTCGCCTCTTTCGCTGTAAAGCCTTACACTATACGTGCCCCCCTATATTCGGACACACGTATCCGAATTAAATATATTTAATGTGGGGAGGGGTATGGGGTGGGGTGCGGCCTGGGGCCGGGCCGTATGTCATTGAAAATAAAGGGAAAGAAGGTTCCTTGGCGGGGTATGGGGTGGGGTCCCTTTTTTGCGGGGAGGGGTTGGGGCGGGGTAAGGGGTGGGGGCTGCGCCCCCACTGTCTCTCGCCCAAACCAAGAAGGTTCCTAATTATTTGACTTTTCGCTGCGCGAAAAAGTTACATCCAAAGGGCCATTTTTATTTGAGAATTTCCTATCAATACCAAAACTTCTCTTCGCCCTTTATTCTCCTGCCGCTTCGCGGCCTACGGAGCCTTCGGCTCCTTTACCTAACTCATTTCTTTTCTTGCCTTTAACCGCCGCCCCAGGCGCTCTCGCTGCTCTCCACTAAGTCCAAGCTCCTCAGCCAGTTGCGCCTCAAAAGAATCCCCTAAGTCAGATCTCTGCGAGATCGGCGGCCTACGGCCTCCCTTCTGCCGCTTCGCGGCTTTTTAGTTGTTTCTCCAAATTTGCCAGCGCCTCTTCCTGAGTGCGTCCATACGCTGCGCAGGAGGACTCCAACTTCGCCGCCCTTTCCGCATCGAAAGCACAACTGACCTCACTGGCGAAGGTTTTCCCTGCCCAGGTCTTGATGGCTCTCCAGCAATATACCTCATCCCGTTTCGAGAAAATTGGAACTTCTACCACCACGCTCTCATCATATTTCAACTCTCTTGCCACGGTCTCCGCCAGTTCCTTTGTTGCAAAGACCCCTCCGAAAGTTTCACCCTCAAAGGGGATCTGATCCAAAATGACCCAAACTTTCATTCGCCCTCTTGCGGCTGCGCCTTCGGCGCTCGGAAACAATCAGACATAGTCAGTGCCCAAAATTTGGTAGCCTTTTCCGGGAACCGGCAGACTGTCATAATCTGCTCCACTCCATACCAAACTACGTCCTTCGATACCTCCGGTTCCCATTGTGTCCAACACTCGGCCAACTTCCCCAGAAACATTTCCGCCTCCAGGTACGTCGCCACGTTGTCCATCTCCTTAACAATTGGCAAATCGCACGGCACTCCAAACTTCTCACAAATAACACGCATCGCGCGTTCCTCCGCTTGCCGGTATGCCCTCATGTCCGGTCTGTGCTTAATCGGCTTCGGCATATCCTTCAAATAGGCTTCGCCTGCGTCATGTAACAACGCACTCTTGTACTCTTCGTCCGTGCCTGTGCCAAACTTCCGAACCAACTCCGCGACCACCAGCGTATGCTGCGCGACCGTCCACCCACCCGCGTTCCCGCCAAAGCGCACCTCATGCGCCAAGTTATTGACAATATCGCTCAACACAACATCCTCTTCGCGAAGCGCGAACGGATCGACGACTTTCCCACTACCCATTTGAATGCAGTAGCTCATAACCCTCCCTTCCGAGCCTTTGGCTCCACTCCCATCTTAACTCTTTATTGCAAGAAAAACTACTACTTTTTCTTGCAAGCGCTCTGCGCCCGTGTTATCCTAAGTGCGGAGGTCCAATGGCTCGCAAACCAATCGAACGCCCTCGCACAACACTCGTGCCCCTACCGTGCCGCTGGTACGCCCCCGGCAAATTCGCACACAACCCCAACTGGGAGTTGCACACCCTTTGCGAAGGCTACTTCCTGGCCGAGATTGCCCAGGACGGACCCAACTACTTCGTCTTTGTTCCCGGCGCGAAAGTCCCCGAACTGCCCTTCTCGACGGCCCACGCAGCCAAAGAATGGGCTGAGGGTTTCCTCGCCGACCCATCTAACTTCAAATAGCGCCGCTTCGCGGCTCCGAAGGAGGCAAATGCTAATCGCCCGAACCGAACTACCGAACGAGCCGCGCCGATGGCGGCTCGTCTCCTCGGCCCACGCCGACCCGGGGCGCGACTTCGCCATCTACGTTGACAACTACCTCTACTGCATTGGCAATGACGGTCTCGAAGCGATCCTCCTCGAAATGAAGGTCCCTTTCACCAACGAAATGACGGAGCGTGAAAAGTTCCCGACATTCTACGAAGACCTTCTCCACAAAACCGACCTCGACATCGACTGCCTCGCAACCGACGAAGCGGCCTTCCTCCGCCTCGACGGCCGCTACTACACGCGCCGCCAAGCGGAGCACATCTACAACGCGCTAAAAGCGCACTTCTAAACGCACAAAAGGCGGAACCAAAGCCTCTCGGCCTTGGCCCCGCCCTCTGCGTGGTTGGTCTACAACCAGTGTAACATAAAAAAGGGGAGCCTCCCGGCTCCCCTTTCAGTTAGTTAGTGCCGAAGGCACTAAAGGCCCACGAAATCGCCATTAGCACGCGTGTCGGCCCCGCCCAGAGGTGCCACCCACACGATAGCGAACGGCCCTACAATTTCCGTTTCCGGCGTAGTCCGAGTAATATCGAAATCCACAGAAATCATAGATCCCGCCGCCACAACCGTTTTAGTGCTGTCTAGGACAGCAGCTACAACGCCAGTGGCATCTGCATTGGTGTGCCGATAACCCGTACCTGCCGCCGCGGAAATGCCTGTACCCCCAGTCTGACCTCCGATGGATGCCTTGGTCGTCAGGACCGAGGTACCGGAGGTAGCCGCAGCCGCCCTCTTTTTCACATCGAACTGCATAGAGAGTGGGTCAGTGCCATCAACGCCATTGGTGAGCACTCCACCGACAAATTTGACAATCTCCACGTCAAAAGGGAATACTCCCGCTGGATTGTCGGCAGAGTCCGCCGTAACATTGCCCTGCTTGGCAACTACCAGAGGAAAAAGCAGCGCGGTTCCAGGCGCGGCTGCGTTAGAGAGAAGCAACACATTATTAGCCATAGTTTGGCCTCCTAGCTAGAAGTATAAGGATGCGCAATCCTACTATTATTCTACCATGCGCCTTCGGCGCAATAGTTCCATAGTGGAAAGGTATTGACAGCGAGCCTTCGACGCGTTATGCTGAAAGTGCGGGGCGACGTACCCGACAGAGTTTCGCCACTCTAGCTCAACGGTAGAGCGGACGCTTTGTAAGCGACCAGATGCGGGTTCGAATCCTGCGGGTGGCTCCAAGATTCGCCAATAGCCTCGGCTTAACGCTTGCAAGGTTGGCGATAGTCGGGGTTGTGCACAACCGCTCCCATGTGAGATATCTGTTGCCCCGAAGGTAGCGACGAATCGGGGCATTTTTCGAGGAGGTCTTCTATGGTCTATCTAACCTACGACGTTTATAATGAAGACCCGAACCTACGCACCCGAGGCACGGCTCGCATTGACCCTGTGTGCATTCATGAGGACAGGGGATGAGGTCAGATCTTCGAAACACCCCGGCACCGGAAACGCCGAAGCCCATCCCCGGCAAGAAAGATACCCGCCGCTGGTGCAAGGGCAAGGTGGGCGTGGAGCATGACTGGTCAGCGCCGATGCTGTACGCAGAGGCGAGATCGGTTACACCCCAAGAGGCAGCGTTGAACAACCGAGAGCGCAGCTACCGAATTTACGTTCGCAAGTGCCGCAAGTGCGGCAGAGAGGAGTGGGCGAGATGAGCGACTTCAACGGGTGGCTCGGTGTGGACCTGGACGGCACGATGGCAGAATACGACGGGTGGAGGGGGACCAGAACACATCGGCAAGCCCGTCCCCGCGAAATCCAGGTAGACGAATGACCCGACGTACCATGGCCGCGTTACCTATCCTGGCCGTGTTAGTTCCTTCGGCGAAGCCGAAGAAATAGCTTGACATTCGTACCACGAAGTGGCACACTAGTAGTGGACCCTCCTCACGAGAGACGCCGCGATGTACGCATCCGGCGTTTTTCGTTTAGGTGAAAGGATAATATGAAGCGTTTGCTTTTCTCGGTGACCAAAAAGGATTTAGTGCGCCAAACCTTCCGTTCGGGCGGCAAAGGTGGGCAGAACCAGAACAAGGTGGAGTCCGGGGTTCGGTTTATCCACGAAGCCTCGGGTGCCCGCGGCGAAGCCCGCGACTCACGCGACCAGAAGACCAATGAACGTAACGCTTTCCTGCGGCTGGTCAACTCCGAGGCGTTCAAGAAGTGGCATAAGGTGGAATGTGCTCGCCGCATGGGGCAGCCCCTCGTAGAGACGCCCGAAGAGATCGAGGCCCGTATCAATAAAGAACTATCAGAAGGCGATACCATTCGAGTTGAATACTACGACCCCGCCGAAGGCGGATAGCCGAAATGCTAAAATGGTTGTAGGAGACTGAACCTATGGCCTTTTTGCAGATTTTCGCTTTGATCCCCGTTCTCTGGGAACTCCTGGAGCGCATTGTTAAGACCGTCGAAACCGAGGAGCTTCCTGGGTCTGAGAAGAAGCAGCTTGCGCTCGACGCGCTCAAATCCCTCGTTGAAGTAGTTGGGTCTATCCCTGGCGTGAAGGGCAAGTTCTCTGCCGATTTCGTGGTCAACCTTGCTACCCCTATCATTGACATTGTTGTTGGCGTTTTCAATGCCATCGGCACCTTTCGCAAAAAGAGCGCCGCTTAACGGCGCGACGAGCACGCCAATGACCCGACAAGATCTTATTTCGCTGATGGCGGATGCCATCGAAATTAAGGAGGGGTACCACGCCAAGCCGGGGCACCCCGACTTTCCGACCGTCCCGCAGCAGCTTTGCAACCCCGGCAACGTTCGCCGCTGGAGCGCCAAGCACCCGACCGCTTACGGCTACATCGACTTCTATCAATGGGAGTTGAACCGCACGGGAGCTACAGAGCCTCTCATGCCGCGCCGTCCCACCCGGTCGGCGTCCAAAGCGGTCCGCCGCCAAACCTTAGATAAAATTCTAAGCGAAATGGCAAAACGCCCCGCAGAGCGCGTCCGTTCGGCTTGCGCCGAGGGGCGCAGGGTGTTGGAGGCACTGATCGGCCAGTACATTGACGGGAAGTACACGAATGGGAAGTCGCCTTCGATGCTCGGCATGTTCCAGGTGTACGCGCCGTCTTCGGACGGCAACGAGCCGTACACTTACGCGCAGTTCGTGGGCGAGCGCTGCGGTCTCGACCGCAAGACGATCATGGAAACACCTTTGAAGGAGCTAATCAGTGACTAACGAACAGATCAATCGAATTTTTACCTACCGCGCCCCCTTTGGGGACCAGCCGGAAAGGTACGTCAAGATTAGGCAAGCCGCCAAAGAGTTCGCGCACTTAGTGCAGGATGCGTGTCCCGAATCGCGGGAGAAGTCAACTGCTCTGACACACATTCAACAGGCAGTGATGTGGGCCAACGCCAGCATCGCCATCAACGAGGAGCCGCCGAAAGGGAGCGAAGCTCGTGAGTAAATTTACCGAGTGGTTGGAAGGCGAAGGCGCTAAGATTTTTACGATGAGCGCCCTTTGTCTGGTGTTTTTCGCGGCGGAAGTGGCGATCAAGGTTTGGGTGCCGGAGAGCGAGCAGCTTCAGGGCCAGGTCGGCTCGATTGCCGCGGGTTTCGGCGGCGCTCTGCTGGCCATTCTTCGGCCTCCGACCCCCGCCAAATAAGTGAACCACGCAGACAAAGCCCCAAATGCTCAAAAACCCCAGACAACCGGAGCGCGGACGCTCGCGGCTGTCGGGGGTGTCTACAACTAGTTTAGCATAGATTTTGAATGTTACAATAGAAAGAGGGAGGAACCTGCACTATGGCTCAACCGAAGATTGGATCTGTTCCGTTTACGAAGATGCTGACGGCGAACGTCAACCCGGCTGAGGTGGCGGCGAATACGTCGGCGGCTCAGACGTTTACGATTGACGGGCTGCGGACGAATATGTTCCCGATTGTGACCGCTCCGAGTTTGGCGGCTGGTTTGGTGATTTCTCACGCTTGGGTGAGCGCCAACAACACGCTTTCGGTGGTTTTCGGGAATTTGACCGGCACGCCGATCAATGATGCCGCTCAGGACATCTTTGTCTACATTCCGTAAGGAGGCGCTATGCCGGTAGAAGATTATCAAGAAGTTGAACTGACGATTCCGGCAGGTGCGGCGATCTCGGCGGCTAAGAATGTGTCCGGGCCGATTGTGGCAGTCTATATCCCGAGCGGATGGACAGCCGCTAGGTTGGGGTTTGATGGATGGGTGACGGGAAGTACTTATGCACCCCTCCGAACCTCCGCAGGGGCATTGGTGGGCGTAGCCGGGATTAGCACGTCAGCCGCAGGTTGGTATGCGGTGCCGGAGAAGGAACTTACAGGTACTTCAAAGTCGATTAAGCTGACCAGCTTTAATACGGCCAGCGAAGTTGCGGTCAATCAGGTGAGTGCGAAGACAATAAAGGTCCGGTTTGGTAGTCGCTTGATTTAGAAAGAGTAGCTTAGAATTCTAAATAAGGGAGGGCGTTAGCCCTCCCTTTGCATTTGGTAAAATAGAGGGAGAGGCACATCCCCACTATGCGCTACATTTTTGCCCTCCTTTTTGCCGTTTCGCTGGCGCTCGGTCAGCAATTGGATCTCAAATCACAGTCCCGGAACGCGGATTTTTCGACTCACGCATTTATCAAACCTTGGGTGATTGGCACGTCTTTGCCTGCTACCTGTAGCGTGGGGGATGCGTTTTTCGATTCGGACGCGACTGCTGGGCAGAATGTTTATGTGTGTACGGCGACGAATACGTGGACTCTTTCAAGCGGCGCTATTAGTGGGCTTACCGCTAGCCGCGCTTTGCAGAGCGACGGTAGCGGGAATGTAGCGGTGTCAAGTGTGACCTCCACGGAGTTGGGGTATTTGTCGGGAGTTACGTCCGGCATTCAGGGCCAGATCGACGGCAAGGCCGCGGCGTCGCATACGCACGCGGCGGGAGATATCACCAGCGGGCAACTGGCAATTGCCCAGGGCGGCACGGGCCAGACGACGGCGCAAGGGGCGATTGATGCCCTCGTCCCTAGTCAGAGCGGCAAGACTCGGTACGTGCTCGGCACGGACGGAACCAACTCCGCATGGGTGCTGCCGATTCCGTCCCATACCATCGCGAGTCCTCCGGCATCGCCCTATACGGGGCTGGTTGTAGTGTTTACCGACGCGGCGAACGCCTCGGATTGCACCACGGGCGGCGGATCGGCGGCGGCTCTCTGCCGCTACAACGGGAGCGCTTATGTGGCGCTCGGGGGTTCGGGTGGTGGCGGCGGCCTGGGCGATCCCGGCGCGAACGGCGTGGTTGTGCGCACGGCGCTCAATACCACCACGGCACGGACGCTTACAGCGGGGACAGGCGTCGTAGTCACGAATGGCAGCGGTGTCGGTGGCAATCCGACTTTTGCTGCGGACACAGCCGTGATGCTTGGCCGGGCGCAAGCGCAAGCCGGAAGCGATTTGCGTTGTGTGCCAGCCAGCGCAAGCGGCGCGAATTACACGTGCGCGATGTCGCCCACGCTCACGGCGTATACCGATGGCGCGGTGATTGAGTTTGAGCCGGACGTGTCTTCGAGCGCGGGCGCGATCACGCTCAACGTGGATGCCCTCGGTAGCAGAAACGTGAAGCAATCGGATGGCACAACGGACCCTGGCGCGTCTGCGCTTGTGGCTGGCAGACAGGTACCGTTGCGTTACGACGGCTCCGTGTGGCGTATGGGAGTGGTTGGTTCTGGAGGCGGCGGCATGGGCGATCCTGGTGCGAATGGGATGATGGCACGCACGGCGCTCAACACATCCACAGCCCGAACCCTCACGGGCACATCCAATGAAATCGGCGTGACGAATGGGGACGGGGTGAGCGGCAATCCGACGTTTGCATTAAGCTCTACACTCGATCTTTCCGGGAAGACATCGACCAAGCCCTCGAAAACCGGGACCACGCCTCCCGCCACGTGCGCCGTGGGAGAGACGTTCATTGACACCGACGCAACAGCTAGTTCGCAGTGGCTTGTTTGCACAGCCACGAACACCTGGACGGCTCAAGGTGATAGCGGTGGTGGCATGTCTACCGACTGGATGGATCAAACGAAGGTGTTCCTGCGCGACGACTTCTTCGGCGGCGGCACCGGCGCGAACCCAGGATTTTGGAGCGAGTTGCAGTGGCGATCCACTGGGTCAGCCACAGGCACTTATGGAGTGGTGGCCTCTGAGTCTAATCATCCGGGGATTTTTCGTATCACCACGACGGCTACCAGCGGCAACTGGCAATTCCTGGGGCTGGAAGGTAACGGAGGGACCTCCGGCGGGTTCACTTATACGGACGCGGCCAATGGTGCTCAAGATCACTTGTTCGTTGTACGCCCCGTGGACGCGGGCGGCAAGTACGCGATTGGCTTTCTCAAAGGCGACTTCGATTCTGACGAAGGCATCTACCTCGCCTACGATTCCGCCATCGATACGAACTGGATGTTCTGCACATCGTATGGATCGACTCCTACGCGTACGGACTCTGGCGTGGCGTTTGTGGCAAATGCGTGGGTGAAGGTGCGGATCATCAGCGACACGTCCGGCTATGTGAAGATCCGCGTCAATTCCACCACATCCTCGAACATCAACTCGACGCTGCCCGATACCGCTATTTCGCCGGGCATCTACGTGAAGACCAACTCAGCGGCGGCGCGGTCGATTGATATCGACTTCTATGCAGGCATGAGCACGCTCACACGATAAAGGGGATTAACGCGATGCGTGTACTATTCTTGACTTGCTTGCTCGCTGCTTCGCTCTTCGGTGGGCAATCGCTCTCTTGGCCGATTCCCTCGACGCGCACGTTCGCCGATCCTAACCTCGCCACGACCGCAAGCTGGCGCGTGGAGTTTCAACTTCACGGCTTCTCCGCTCCAACCGCCACGAGCGATCTGGTCAAGCTACTTGGCGTCGGCCTGAAAATCACCGCTACGCCCTACGGTGGGCAGGGGCTTTGGATTCAGACTTCGCGAGATTCCGTTTCCCCCGCCGAGCCCTGCATCATCGCGATGGAAGGGCGAACGAATTCCCTGGTGCGGATTCAGCGCGACTACGCCGCGATGACCTACAGTTGCGAGATATGGGAAGTCGATGGCAGCAACTACTTCATCGACCGGCTCGCGATTACCAGCGCGAACGCCTGGGGCAACGCGGGCGGAGAACTCTGGCCGATCCCCGACGGGGGCGCGAAGCTGGGCTTCCTGCGCGTCTTTTCGACTCTGGTTCCGCTGCGCTCCCGCCCTCCCGTCACGGCGGATTCGGGCGATGGCCTGGAGTTGAAGTTTGACGGCAACGGCAACGATAGTAGCGGCAACGGGCGCAACCTCAATAGCATCACCGGATTGACGTTCGAGTCGAGCCCGGCGCAACTTGCCTACTCGAAGCCCACTTCCGCGAACACGCCCTATTGGGCGAACTTCATCCCGCTGCGCGCCGGTCATCCTGGGCAACTTGTGTCCAATAGCTACTCGATGGTGGATGCTTCCGCCGATGTTGCGTGTCTCTGGCAGCAACTGGATGGCCCGTCGCAAGCCGTATTCGACAACCGCAACAGTTGCACGCCCACGCTCACGGGCCTGGTTTTCGGTTCATATAAGTTCCGTCTGGCCGTGACGGACTCAACCGGACAAAAGGCTTCGCTTGACACCGACATTGGGGCGGTCGCCTACGACGACAACGGCATCGTGATTTACCCGGACGCCCGGCTGGACGATCTCCTAGGGCCTCAGCATGTGCGTGGGCAAAATCCCTGGGCCTACGCGGATCAAACGCAGTACACGCTCACGCATGACTTGGCGATGGACTATAAGGTCAATGGCGGATACGTGCAGTTGCCGAACCTGCGCGACGACATACTGGGCGTTCCGATTGCCGGGACAATCTGGTGGGACGAAGTGAATCCCACGTGGCCATATACGCGCACGCTGCATGGCGTTGGCACTCAATGGCTGAGCCTGTTTTGCGGCGGAACCCCCGGAGCGTTGTCTCCGGTGGATGCCGTGTTTTGGCTCGTGCCCGATGTCGTTTCTCCGGCCTATGGGGGAGTTGGCGGAATTCCGAGACCTTTAGCTCAGCGAGTGCGAAGCTGCGTCAGCGATACGGAAATCACCGCCGAACCATACTTGGAATCCGAGAGAGATATCACCGTAGCCGCTCCAGGGATTCGATGGGGTCTGTTTTTCGGACAGCAAGGTAACATGGGGAACTGGACGGCATCCAATGCTATGTCGATTGGTTACTACGATACTGGTCTTGCTTATTTTCGAGCTTGGTATCGAAGCGGAGACATCGCCATGCTGCGGGCGGCTCAGTATATGGCCAAGGTTCAATTTCGTAATCCCTATTTCGCTCAGTGGGTGGGACGCTCCGAGCCAACCGTAAGCGTCACACTCGCGGCCACACTGATGCCGGAAATCTGGGAGGGGAAGGACCCCTGGCCCATGATTACGAATCGCATCCTTGGGTGTCTCACGGATGTCACGAGAGACCAGCCAAACGACCAACGCGAAGATGCCTATTGTGTTTGGGCGGCGGCTATCATCGCTAAATATCACCCGAATCCAACTACTCGGTCGGACTTCCGTGCGAAGCTGATTACGCACTATAATCTCCAGGCCATTCCGAACCGCTACCCGAATGGCGGATATTATTCGTTCTATCCGAATTTTCAAGACACCGCCCGAGTTTGGCAAGCTACCAACGGCTCGGATCTGATGACGCTCTATTCCGGCCCAAACATCGGGAGCGATTATTGCGGCACTCCGTTCCAGCCGGGCGGCTCGGCTACGGTGAACGTGGGTGGGACCGTGCTCACAGGCACGGGCACGAACTGGGTGGGGACGGGCGGGAAAAACATCATGCTGGTTGGCTTGCGCGGTGGGCAACCGCACATGGAGATTGACCGGATCGCGGGAACGCCAACCCCAACCGCCACAAGCGCCACGCTCGAATTCCCGTGGCGAGGCGATGCCGGGGCGATTACGCGATTCTACGTCGAGGGCGACGTGGGGTATCCGATCCAGCACTTCGAGGGAGTGACCAGCGCGGGCGCGGTGAAATCGCCACGCGCATTCGAACTGAACGACGCCTACGCCTGCACGGTGGAGAGCGGTACCCAGATTCGCCTACACAAGCCGTTCGCGGGCGATACCAGCGGCGGGAACGTCTATCGGCGATTGCTTGCTGCTAACAAATACAGCATATATTCGCCGTGGGCGCGGCAGCCGTTCATGGACGAACTTCGCGCCAATGCTTACGTGGCGGCGGCGAAAGCCCTCGAAGCCGACGAACCAACCATGGCGGCGAACTATTGGACACTGGTGGGGAGTCTGCTCACGTTGAACTTCGACAATTTGGATCCTCTAAGTTTGGGACAGCCGTATTTCGACTCGATGCCTACTTGCGGCCCCCGAGACCCAACGGTAAAGACGATCTGCGACTTCGATCTTGCAGGACCATACAACGTGGAGCGCGATTACTCCATGGAGGGCGTTGACGCCTTCACGGCCTACTATCTGCACACGCTCAATCCAGCCGATAAAACCCGCGGCGACGAATACTATCGGTTGATTTATTCCCGGCCCGGATATGCCGCGCCTCTGGCCGGTGATGGCAAATATGTCGCCTATATGGCCCAGCCGGAGGATGGCGGCGCAACCGGCGACGATGCCCGGCAAAAGGCGCTCGGGCAAGCCTACGGCATGGGTGGCGGCTCAACCTGGCCAGCGGCGCGACTAGGAGGCCCTGCACCCGCGGAGAATCGCACGCTGACCGTGCAGGTGGGATCTCCGCTGGCGTATGGCGACCGCATCCGCATCACGGCGACCAACGCGAGCGGCGTGGCGGTGACGAATACCTGCCAGGCGGTGGCGTGCAGCGTGACCAGCGACTTTCGCGCAGGCGGGCAAACGGTGCTGATCGAGTATTTGAATGCTTCGTCGGCTGTGCTGGCGAGAGCGACGCAGAATGTAATTGTCAATTAGGAGACTTTGTGACGGTCAAAGTGGCGGAGATTGTTTGGAAGCACTTGCGCAAGAAGGCGAGAGAAGCGTTTCCGAATGAGATGTTAGGCTATTTATTTGGTACTGTAGAAAATGAAGTTATCCACGTACAAACTATGTATATAGCCGAAGGCTCTGATGTAGTAAAAGCAACTCCAGAAACTATAGCGGTAAGCGCTGAATCTCAATGCGCCGCAGAATATATTTCCAATGTTTTGGGGTTAAAGCTTTTAGGATCTGTTCATACTCATCCCGAAGCGGAGCCGGAATTATATAGTTGCGAAGCCGTTCCTTCTTTATTTGATTACGAGTACGGATGGGAGGAGCATCTAATGGGCATATTGCACGTTTGCCGGAAGGGCAAGCGGTGGCAATATGATCTGAGATTTTACGATCCGAAAGGGCTGTATGTCACTGAATTTGTACGTTAAAGACCCGCGTGAGGCACGCACCAAACAGGTCACCGAGGAGCGCGAGGCGATTATGAAGATCGCCAAAGCACGGTGGTTGGCGCGGACCAATATGTATTACCTGTGTAATAAGGTGCTTGGGTACAAAGACGTGCGTCCTGATGTGCATTACGGATTGGTGCGCACTTTGCAGACGTTTCCGCTGCCCGCAGAAAATGAGTGGTTCAATTATGACAAGCCCGTAGTTAAGCCCGATGGTTCTGTGTCGTGGGCATATAAGCCGGTGATTCCTAATATGCTTGATCTGCCAGGACCTCGAAGACGCCTAATACTCGATTTTCGCGGCAGCCTTAAAACGTCCACTAATGTCGAAGCGCATACCATCCAATGGTTGCTTAATTATCCAGATGCGCGAATACTGGTCATTCACGCGAAAGAGGGGCACGCGCAGAAAGTGCTGATGACCATTAAGAGTCATTTCGCCACGAACGAACAATTGCGGATGTTGTTTCCCGACGTATGTCCTACGGAAGAGGAGTTGAAGCACTTCGGGAATGCTTCGGAGTTTTATTTGCCCAGCCGTCCGAATAAGACGCGGCGCGAACCTTCGGTGGGAACGTCGTCTATTGAGAGTACGATTGCTGGTATGCACTTCGATATTCTCAAGTTTACGGACTGTGTGGAGTCGGAGAATAGCGCCAACAAGGATCGCCGTGATACTATTGCCTACAAGTTCGGTATGTTTCGACCTATTCTCGTATCGCCGCAATACTGGATTGACGTGGAGGGAACCCGGTACCACTTCGACGATTTATACGGGCGTATCATTGACGGACAGAAACAGCTTCCGGTCGAGCGGCGCAGTTGGAGTATCTATGTTAGAGGGTGTTATAAGAAAAAGCTGCCCCCTGGCGTTAAGGACTATGCTTTTCTGCCCGAAGAGTTGGAACTGCCGGACCTGAAGGATGCGGACGGAAAGCCGATTAGTTGGTGGCCTGCGCGAGTTCCGGTAGATACGTTGCTGGAGATGGAGAACGACCCGGCGCAATCGAAGTTCGAGTTCAACTCACAGTACCGCAATCATCCCGTTGGAGATACGGAGGCAAGCGACTTTCCGGCTTCTGTTGTCCAGTATGTGCCCGCTGATATTGTGCGCAAAATTCCGATGGAATATTATGCGACGACGGTGGACACAGCCGAAACCACGAACGAGAATAGTAACTATTCGGTAGTGACGACGTGCGGGTGGGACTCCAACAATCGCTGTTATGTGGTGGATGTGCGCCGAGACAAGATGAAGCCGGACGAACTGGCTTCGGCGATCTTCGAGGTATATGCTAAGTGGCGACCTATTGTGGTGCGCATTGAGGAGACAAGTTACTCACGCGGATTTCGCTTCGGCCTTGAGCGAGAGATGCACCTGAAGCGTTTCTCCATTCCGCTTGATTTCGTCAAGCCGGATAACCAGAAGAGTAAGCTGGAGCGTATTCGGCTGACGTTGCAGCCAGTGTTGCGGCGAGGCGATCTACGGTTTTCGGAGGGCTTGCCCTCTGATGTGAAGGAAGCCATTTACCAGGAGTTCACGCAATTCCCGAAGGGTGTGTCGGACGACATCTTGGATACACTCGCGGACCAGTTTCAGAATAAGTCGTTCTATGGGAGGATTCGTGAGAGAGAGACTTTCGAAACCATGGCACAGAAAGCATTTAATGCTCTCGTACAGGGGCTGGAGAATCCCTATGCGAACCCGGCTTTGCCTGAAGAGAGCTACTATTCGCGGACAGGCGGGCTTTAGGTAGCCGCCTGCCGCTTTTCCTGGGAGAAGGCGAGCTTATCGCCGTCGGCGGTGATGTGGATGGTAAGGCCCGCCGTAATCTTTCCGCTGGTCTTGAGGACCGCCAGTGGTTGCCACAACAGATGGGTGATGGCTCGCTTGAGCGGACGCGCCCCGTATTTGGCTTCGAAGCCGACCTTGACAAAGAGATCCTTCGCGGAGTCGTCGAAGCGCAAAGCGCATGAATCGAAACCCCAGCGAGTGGTGAGCCAGTCCTCGGCTTTGGTCAGTTCAAGGTCTACGATCTGGCGGAGATTCTCTTTGGTCAATTCCTCGAAATAGAGAAACTCATCAATGCGGTTGACGAATTCCGGGGAGAACTTGCGCTTGAGGCGCTGTTCAACCATGCGAGAGAGGGACGCGGGCGAAGTGGTATTGGCGAAGCCGGGAGCTTTCCCCATCTGGCCGATTTCGGCATAGCCAACATTGGATGTAAAGAAGATGAGCGAGTTTTCGAAGTCAACGGAGTTGTTGTCGCCAATTCGCAAAATGCCTTTGTCGAGAATGCCCAGGAGGAGGCGCTGCATAGAAGGCGCGGCCTTTTCCACCTCATCGAAGAGAACAACGGAAATGCGGCTGTATTTGGAGGTAACGGCTTCTAGCCTTTGCTTGTTAAGTAGGGGCGAAGTCTCTTTGTGCCCCAGGTAGCCTGGAGGCGCTCCGATCAATTTTGCTACTTCGTGTTCCATTTGAAATTCTCCGCAATCGATGCGGAGCAAATGACGGTCGGAGTGGTGCAGTATCTCAGTTACGGCTTCGACGGTTCTAGTCTTACCTGTACCCGTGGGGCCGAGAAGCATGAAAACGCCAGCGGGTCTTCCTGGCGGGTTGAGGTTGGCGTCGATCATATCCAGGTAGGGAGTGATTTTGGAAATGCACTCCTGACCGATGATGCGCTCGCGAAGTCGTACTAGGTACGGGAGTTCGGCTTCTCGCGCTCGCCGGGAGGCGGCCATTGAGATGCACCTCCGAGTTCCGTTTACAGGCATTTTAGGTTCTCCTCTCTTGGAGCTTACTCGCAAAGGCATTCCAAATCAACTCCTTTTTTCGGCCACCTACAGAAAAGAGGGCAGATTGGCGTCCGCCCTCTCGTCCGTTTGTGTGGCGCGAAGCGCCACGGGGGTCTACAACTAGTGTACCACTAATGGCGCGTAGCGCCAATGGTAAAATAGAAGTAGCGATGGCTGAAGAACTTACTGGTAATCTGCCGCTTTCCAACGACCCAACTCCGGGGTACGCAGACATCTCAAAGCAGATGGCGATGTCCCGCGTCGTCCAGACTTTCTTTAAGTACGAGAGTTGGCGGCAGCGCAACTACGATAACAAGTGGCGGCATCTCCAGGAGCTTTACAACGGCGTTGTGCCCAGACGGTTCTGGGAAGGTACCACGACCGAGCGAGCTTCGCTTTCTGTTCGGCTTATCCACTCACAGGTGCAGAGTGTTCTTCCGTTGCTGCATCAGGCGCTTTTCGGTACGGACGTTGAGTGGTTCAAGGTAGCGGCGATTGGTGATACAACGCCCCAGGAAGCGGCAGAAGTGCAGGCGCGGCTTCTGTATCTGTGCGAGCATCCGACGGATCGATTCGGCAATAATGTGCGTAACCAAGTTACGCTTACACTCAACGATTTGCTTGTTAAGGGAATCGCCATCCTCGCTTTGCAAGTGGACCCGCTTACGCTCGAACCTGTAGCCAATCGTATTTCGCCGCTAGACTTCTATGTTGATCCCGCTTGTGGACCAGATATTGAACAGGCGAAGTCGGTCATTTGGCGGCGCACCCTTACGCTGGATCAGGTGGAGGCCCTCCGAGGGGCCGAAGGCTTCGACATTCCAGATCGGATGACGCTGCTGGCGTGTGCGCAGAGTACGCCTTCGGCGGTAGCCGACCATTCGCGGCAGATGGAAGAGGCGTCCCGAGGGGTGGCCTATAGTCCGATTTCGGACGGACAGGGTGTATTCGGCGCGGAGAGCAATCTAGAGGTGCTTATCTATTACACCAAGACACGAGTTGTCTGGGTGCTTAATAGAGAGTATGTGATTTACAATGGCGAGAATCCGTATGGGTTTTATCCGTTTACGGCGGCGACTTGCTTCTTTGACCCGGATCGGTTCTATGGGAATGGCTATTCCGATGTGCTGGCTGATTTGCAGAAGTACATGCAGTCGATTCGTAATTCGCGACTGGATGAGCTTTCGCTTGCGTTGAATCCGCCACGTGTTACCCGCGCTTCGCACGACCAGCGCATGACGTTTTCGCAGCGTATTTGGCGACCGGGCGCTCAGTTGGCGACCGAGAATGGCAAGGATGATATTGCCATCCAGGTGCCGTCCAACATTACGCAAAACTCCTATCAGGAAGAAAGCTGGATGCAGCAGCAGGCTCAGGAGATGACCGGAGTGAACTCCATGGTCCTCCAGGGTATGCCGATGCGGGGCAATGCCTCGGCTAGTGCGACTTCGGTGGGAGCACAGCGAGAAGCGCCCTCCATGCGACTTCTGATGGTGGTTCTTTCGTTGGAAAACTACCTGCTGACGCCCATGTTGTATAAGATGCTGAAGATGCACCAGCTTCACAATCAAGGGGATCTTCAGTTGCGCGGTATAACTGCGGAAGGACAGGTCCCGGTTGCGAACGAAAGTCTTCAACGTGAAGTCAAGTTTATGATGCTGTCCGCGACACGGATGATGTCGCGAGAGAAGTTGTTGCAGGTGTTCCCGTTCCTGACGCAGTATTTGCTCAATCCTGATTTGATGGGGCATTTGCAGCGGATCGGAATGGCCGTCGATATGGCGGAATGGGTTCGCATGTTGCAGGATGCCAGCGGCACGAAGCAGGTGTATCAGTTGGTGCGGCCTCTCAACCAGCAGGAACAGCAGGCGCTTATGCAGCCGACTCCTGAAATGGTGCAGGACCAGCAGAAAACGAAGGCATCGAATGAGGTTCGTCTCGCGATGGCCGATAAGAAGGCGCAGGCTGAGCAGTTGAAGGTGCAAGGTAAGTTGCAAGAGGTTGACAAGAAGACTGACGCCGACATGAAGAAGGAAATGCTGATGGCTGTTATGCAGCGTGTGATGGGTGGCGGTGCCGCCGCAGGCGGTGAAAATGGCTCTTAGCCCTGGCGATTTTGAGCAGGCGAGTAAGGCTCGCGATTTGTCGGATCTCTCTTCCCACCCCGGTTGGAGTGTTCTTTTGTCCGCGTTAGCCGACAAAGAAAAGCAGATGCTTGAACACTTGGCTGTGTTGGACGATCCGAGGGAAATCGTGAGAGCGAAAGACCACTGGAGTATCTTTCGCCATGTTGTGCAGTTCATTACTAGTGCTCCCGAGAATGCGCGTATCAATGTTCAGGACATTCAGGATGCCGAAGGCATCGATGATGCGGATTTGAAGGTGAGCGCCTTTTTCAACAAAGTCCCGTATGGATCGGATCAGTTACCTTTAGTGTAAATGTTATCATGGTCTTAGGGACGATTCCCATATAGGAGAGACAATGGCTACCACGCCCGCTTTTGACATCAATTCCATTCCTTCGGAGAAGTTGGCCGAGATTCTCGAACAGCTTCAGCGAGAGGATAACAACAACGCACAGCAGTCTCCGGCGCAACCCCAGCCCATTAAGATCACCTTTAATGGGGTTGATTTCGTCGGCAATAGTGCCGAAGAAGTGCAGCGCCAGATCGATGTATATACACGAGCACTGGCGAACGAGCAGCATGCGCGGCAGATCCAGGAAGCGACTCGGCAGCAGGCGGCAACGCCGCCCGAGCCGAAGGCTAAGACCAAGAAGACGACCGAGGAGTGGGTGAACAAGTTCACTGAGGACCCGGTTGATGTGATGGAGCAGGAGATCCGCTCTAAGGTAGAGACCTACATGGCCGAGAAGTTCGGAATGCCGAACTGGGCCGAGGTTCAGCGGGCGGCGGTCCAGCAGATTGTGCAGGACAATTTGCAGAAGACCAAGAATGCGTTCTTCGAGCGTAACCCGGACTTTGTGGAAGATCCGGTTAATTTGCAGGCCCTTCAGGGCATCATGCAGCAGAACGGATTGCAGCCGTCGTTGCAGGGGCTGGAATGGGCTTGGGCGGAAGCGAAGCGCCAGCAGGTTGCAAAGGTGAAACAGGCAGAGCCGATTGCGAGACCGACGGCACCGCTGCCGATGGTTCCGACAGGTGGAGCAAATCCGGCGTCGGATCTGATGGATGCGTTCTATTCAACGACTGATCCTGAGAAACAGGCTCAGATTTTGCGGCAGATTGAACGTGCGCAGCTTGGTTAATAGAGAGGGGTACAAGCCCCTCTCTATTTATCCTTAATGCTAAATTGCGTATGTTACAATAATAAGTAGGAGGAACCCTTTCTATGGCTTATACCCCGGCTTCTGTAATTCTTCAAGGCAACACTTCGTTGCAGCACAATTATACGGGTGGGTCTTCGACCGGCCTGTATATTTACCACTACCAGACTAAGGCGTTGGATACTCTCCAGAAGAAGTTCGTCTTTATGGACGTTCTGAAGATGGACGACATGCCGAAGCAGTCGGGTAATACCGTTCAGTGGTACCGTTTCCGCGAACTGGGCACCAACACCACGGCAGTCGGCGCTGCTGCTGAAGGTGCGGTCGGCACCGGGTTGGCGCTGAACAGCGACGTGATTACGGCCACGCTGTCTCAGTACATGGACTTCGTTACCCTGTCTGATCGGGTCATTCTGACCTCGATTGACGACGGCGGGATTGTCCAGAACGCAACCGAGCGTATGTCCTACCGGGCTGCGTACACGGTGGATACCATCACCCGGAACGAGATCGACAGCATTTCCGCTGCGGATCGCAGTTCGGCGCTGCTGGGCACCTACCTGAGTTCTGGCGACATTCGCCTATCTCATGCGTATTTGCAGGGCAATGATGTACGCCCCATGCAGAGCGGCTCCGCGAAGGGCTACTTCTGCGGCATCATCCACCCCTACATTGTGTTTGACGTGGTGAACGATCCTGCGGCTAATGGCGTTGTGGACGTTCGCAAGTACACTGAAGGCAACCCATTTGAGAAGGTCGAAGACCGTGGTCAGGCCTTCACCTTTAATGGTGTGATGTTTAAGGTGTCTACCAACGTATACATCAATTCGAGCAACTACCGTACCTACATCTTCGGCGATGGCGGTATCGGCGGTTCGCAGCTTGCGGCCAAGGGTCCGACGAAGGTTACCGATCCCAAGACTCAGCGTTTCCGGCTGAACGTCGTGGGCAATCTGGAACCCTCGATTGCGAACCCCACTGGTTCTATTGGCGGCTTTGTGTCGTACAACTTCTTCTATGTGGCGAAGGTGTTGACCGACACTTTGACGGGCGGATCGACCTTTAATCGGTTTATCTACTACGATACTCCGACCCAGGTTTCCTAGTCTTTTGGCGACGGGCGTAGGCTGGTTTCTCCTCGATAGGGAGGCGTGTAAAAACGCCTCCCTTTTTGTTTATTAGTGCGGATAATCACTTGCCGAAGGCATGGTAAAATAAAAGTATGGCGAGTGAACAAAAAGCGGAACTGACTGGTACTATCAGCTACTCGGACGGGACGAAGTTCAATGGATGGATGCTAGTCGGTTTGGTCCCTCCGCTGCGTGGCTCGACCGCTTATACAAGTTTCTACAAAGTGTATGCACAGCAGCGCACGAAGCTGCCTCAGTGGGTTAGTTTCCAGATCAAAGATGGCGAGTTTCAGTCGCCCGCGAAGCTCCGTTTCAACACTTCGATTTCGCCGCCGAACACAAAGTACGTTTCGTTTTTCGTTGACTATGAGGGGAATACGCTGGCGACCGGGAGCCTGTTCACGGTGACGGCTACGCCGCACGCGATTGTAGAACCCTCGTTTTCGCTTCCGACTGCGGGCACCACTGCCCCGACACCATGCCAGGGGGTTTCCGTGAGCGCACTTTCCACACCTATCCGCGAGACGCCTTCCGGCACCATTGACGGGGTAAATGACACGTTCACCCTCTCCGTTATCCCTCCTTCCTTTGTCATTGTCATCTTGAACGGTACCATTCAGGACGAGGGAGTTTCCTACACGATTTCCGGGAATACGATTGTCTTTGAGGCTGCTTATATCCCGAGCAGCGGCAGTACCCTCGAAGCGATCATTTTTTAGAGGGGAGACCGCCATGGACACAGTTAATGAGTTTCTGGAAAAAACCTTTGGGGTCTCTGTGTTTAAGCTGTTGAGTGTCGTGGTCTTAGGCATGGCTATGTTTTTTACCATGCAATCGAAATTGGATGCACTTTCGAGAGACGTGAACAATGCACTTACGCAGAATCAAGCACTGACTATGGAACTCAAAGAGACAAACAAGGAACTTGCCAAGATGCGCGAGGCCCTGATCGAAGTAAAGACAGAGCTTGCTCTGGATCGGAGATCCCATTAATGGCACACGCCGTATTTGATTCAGCTTCGTTGGAGAGACAGCGCCTCGGAGACAAGATCGACCGTACCGGCGAGTTCATTGACAGGGCGGAGAAGGAGCAAACCTCCGCCGTAATCGAGAACGAAGACGGGTCAATCATTGATCCTGAGTATAATGCCGGGAGGCCGATGGCCCATACGCAGTTGGAGAGGCTGGTACGTGTTTATGCGCCACATTTGCACTTTTATGACCATCCGCGCAATCCGACGCTGAAGTTCATTTCGAGAAGCAATTGGCACGAGAAGAGCGAGTACAGCACGGTGCTGTATCATCGTGGGATTATGCCGGAAAACACACTCCACTCGTTCCAAACGGTGAAGGTGCCGCACCCATACAACAACCATATTGATTGTAAGGACGACCCGGACAAGCAGCTTTTCGTGGAGCGCCGGGTGCCGGGGCCAATCGTGCGTAAGGGATGGAAGCGGGTGTTTACTGAGCTTTTCAAGCTCGGGTGGATTACCCAGGAGCAGTGCGAGCGGGTCGGCGGTAAGTTTGGATCGTCTCGTGACGATCAACGCTTTGCCCAGGATATGGGTAGAGCTTAGATATCCTTCCATTTAGATGCCGAAGGCCAATGGTAAAATAGAAGTAGCAGCTATGCTGCTTATTCTATGCCGAGAGGAAAGACCATGCCTTCTATTAGTCCCCCGCTGAAGGGAACCGATGCGCCTGCTCAGGCGCAAACCAGTGTTGATGAACGTCTCAAAGAATTGCAACTCGCGCGGCTTGAACGCGAGGAAGCGGAGCTTCGTGCTCAGCAGGAGCGGCGTGTTGCTCAGGCTCGCAGACAGGCCCAGGACGCGGCGCGCACCGAAGAAAACCGCCGCATCGTTGAGAGCATGTGTACGCACAAGATGCCCGACGGAACTTCCGCTTTTGGCGGCCAGTGGTGCTCCGACGGAAAGCTGCATGTGGTGTGCGGCATTTGCGGCAAGAACTGTACGGCGGAGGAGTTGGCTCCTCACGAAAAGCCGCTTGTAATGGCGAACATGAGCCGTTTCGGGGGTTCGATGACCTTTAACATGACCATCTAAAGGAGATCTGAATGGCTTATACAGTCGGCAAGGCGCTTACATACGCAAAGAAGTTCATCAAGGATCAGCCTATCGATGGAACGGACGTAGGTGTCCAGACCCTCGATTTGGCGTCTAAGTTCTTCTGGATGTATGCGCCTTGGCGCTGGACAATCGGGAATATGCCTGCGGTGCAGATTACGGGCAATGCCGTAGATTACACGGTTACCGAGCCTGCTGATTTCTTGTATTTGCAGCAAGCGTGGCTCCCCGAGGGGGACAAGTTCACTCCCTTGGATATTGTGCCGATGTTGCCAGCGGACCCCAAACAGACGGGCAAGCCCTCTAAGGTAATGTTCGTGCAGGGGGCCACTGACAAGTACCGGCTGTTTCCCCAACCTCCGGCTGGCGGCGATAAGTGGCTGTTGGCGATCTACAAAATAAAGCACACGGAAATCACGGCTACGTCAGATGCTCCAGTCTTCCCCGAGGAGTGGTTTCCGGTCTATCAAGAAATTGTACTCTACTACGCCTACAAGTTTGCGGACGACCAGCGGGCGGGTACTTCGACTATTATGGCCAACGGCCAAACGCAGCATTCGGGCCAGTGGGGCAAAGTGATTTCGATGCTTGAAGCAATGAAGGGACGCGAAGACTTGCTATTTACGTGGCCGGGATCGATGCAGAGTAAGGAGCAGCGGTAATGTCCAGAACCTACACATGGGAAGATGTTTTGGCCTACCTGTGCCAGAATGTGCCTCGCGTAAGCGAGTCGCAGGTGGGGCCGCTGGTGTGCAACCAGATTCTTAACATGATGTGGGACAAGTGCGACTGGCGCGAAACAATGGCGGATATGCCGCCGTGGCATCCGATTACGGGCGAACAGGACCACTATTCGCCGCTGGTTTGTGCCCCCTCGGACTTCCGGGGCTTGCGCAAAGCGCAGATACTCGGGATTGCGAGCGATCCGCCGTTTGAGAAGACGCTGTTAGTTACGAAGGATCTGAAGGAAACATGGTACATGGCGCTTCCTGACGATATCTCGTATGATACGGCGCGGCAGTGCTTTCGGCTGTTCCCGAGGTTTCCCGAGGGTCTCGACCCCACCGATTGGGTCATTCAGTGTACCTACAAAAAGAACCCAACGAAGGTGACGGGCGCAACCATCAATTCGGTCATTCCATTTGATGACCACTATTTTCAAACGCTGGTGGATGTAGGCCACTATTGTTTGGCGAAGACAGACCCGCGTCGTATTCGTGAATACGAAGCATTGCGAGCGCAGGCGGAGTATTCGCTAGAGCGGAAGGCGGCGGAAGAGGGCATCAATCTGGGGGACCAGCCGATTGCGCCGAACTTCCCGCTCGACTCATTTAAGGGAGGGTGGTACCGATAATGGCTACTAATGCGATTCGACTTTCAAGAACGGCGACTCCAACGCCTCGCGTCAACTACGGCCCCAACGAACCCGTCCCTACCACTGGGCGAACAGCTACTTTCGAAGAGACCTTCGGTGGCCGCACCTCGCAGCCCTACGCTCCCACCTCCAGTTACGGAGCCACCTCGCGCACTTCTGGCTATAGCGTGAGGAATACGCCGTCTCCGACTCCGCAGGCTGCGCCTACGGCCCCGGCAAATCCGATGTTTTCGGTGCCCCCGGCAGCGCCTACGCAGGCCCCTTCCGGGGACGCAAGCGCCGCACCAAATCCGTATGCACCTGCGACGAATTTCATGTCTCCGTATTTTGTGGAGAGTATGGGCCAGAATGTGCAGACGCCGAACTTCGGCGGGCCTGTGCTGAACCCGGACGGCAGCGTGTCCACGGGTACGCCCGATAGCTGGGGCGCTTTCGGATTCAATCCGTTCGCAGACTGGAAAGGTATCAATTCTGATACAGGCCAAGCGTGGACGGTGGGGGATCGCTTCTTGAACGATCAAGGGGCGCGGAAGCTGATGGAGCTTCTTGGCCTAAATGCGCCGATTCTGAACGAGAGTGGCGATATTCGCGACTGGTCCCAGAAGATGGGCAACGTCTTCGGTCCCGGCTCGGGTACCGTAAGCGGCCCTGGTGGGGTGGGCATGTATCGCTATGCGGACCCGCTGACGGGCCAGTTGGTAGACTTGAGCGCGTATGCGCCTTACTTCATTTCCGGGCAGGATGACATTGGTAAGTTTCTCTTTGAAAACCGAAACAATCCGACGGTAAATGCGGGGCTCCAGTACATCATCCCGCAGCAGTTCACCAACGTGTCGGACCTGCAAGCGGCTCTCCAGAGCGCGGCGTCCTCGCCTGCGGCGCAGGGCATCTTTTCGCAATCGACGCCCACCGCACCAACGACGCCCGGTACGGGCGGCTCGGGCGGTACTGGCAGCGGTAGCGGAACGGGCAATAGCCCTGCGGGTAATCGTTCGGCGATTGATTCTTTCATCCAACTGCTGCAAGGCATCTACCAAGGGAGCAACCCGTTCACAATCCAGAACTTCAACGCAACGGGCAATCTCGGCACACCGGGAGCACCCTTCGGGCAAGACTATCTGGATGGGCTGAAGGTAATCAGCAACTTCGCCAACCTCGGCGATCAGATCACTAGCTTGCTCACACCAAAGGATTTGTTCGACGTATCTCCTACGGGGATGTACGCCAACTTCGGCCCAGCGGCGTATCTGCAACGAGCACTTTATCCTGAATTCTATATGTAAGGGGATCAATGGCACAAGAGAATCAGCTTGACGGCATATCTATTCCCCTTCGGCTTCCGTTCGACGCTATCCTGTCGGACCTTGATCCAGCTCCGCGTATTGTCTCTGGCTTGAATAACCAGACCGCTACAGGAGGGTTCCTCAAGAAGCGCGGATCAATGTCTCAGGTAGCTGCCGCCAGTACCATCGGGGCGAATAAGCGAATCGACCGTCTCTATTGCTATACGACCATGGGCGCTTCGCCCAAGTCCTTTGTGATGGCGTCTGTCTACGACACGGCATCCACCACTTGGAGCGTCTATTATACACGTCCTTCTGCGCCTACCGTGTGGACGCAAATCACTTCGTACCGAGATATTAACGCTTCCACGCGCCCTCATGAGATGTGTGAGTCTCGGGGCCTCCTCTATGTCAAGGGATATCCCGCAAACGCAAGCAGCGAAAAGCTCGGTACCGTCGTCTTCAACGGAGACGATTTGACGGTGAAACCGTGGGGCGCTTTGGGGCCGTCTACTGCCGCGCGGATGACCAACCAATACAAGACCGGCGATGCGCTCTACAGTGCTTGGACTTCCTCCGCCCACCCCTTCACGGTTTCGCAAGGGTGGCAGTACACCTACGCCTACAAGAGTCTTACGGGGCACATTACCAACCGTTCGCCGCTCGAAACGAACTACGACTTCCCGGCCAGCAACACGGGCGCTTTCAGTAACCTTTTGCCGAAATTGACATACGTTGTTCCCGCCGACCCTACCAATTTTCCTACAGTTGTAGTATTTCGCACAACTGACGGTGGCGGTACTTGGTACGAACTAGACACCATTGACGTGTCGGCAATGACGCCCAGTTCGTCTCAGACCTACACCGACAATAGCTTTGTGAGCGGTTTGACTGGTGGGACGGTCACAACCACACTAAATGGCGGAATTAGTTCGAGTGTACTTTCGCTAGTGGTGGCTTCCGCCACCAACTTCCCTGGGTATGGCGACTTCGCCATTCTCATTGGCAGTGAATACATTAAAGTGACTGCTGTAAGCGGCACTACGTTCACCGTCGAGCGCGGCTTCGCCGGAACGACCGCAGCTTCCCATTCGAACGGGGCGACTATTACTTATTATGGTTTGGACCCAGTGCCAGACTCGCAGTTGGATAAGGCGAGCGTAGCTCCTACCCTCACTTCCAATTCTCCGCCCCCTACGGTGTTGGCGGAAGACGGCGGGATCGTCGGAACCACTACGCCCCATCCCTCGACGCCTATCGTTAAGTTCGCGGGCCGTCTGTGGTACGGAATTGGCAACGTGCTGTTTTACAGCGCCCTTGAAGAATTGGACCAAGGGAAGCCCGAAGAGGCTTGGCCGTCGGGTACACTAGGGAACTTCTTCCGCCTCCAGGAACCGCTTGTTGGTATGGTGTCCACGGCGGAATCGCTCTATATCTTCACAACGAGACGCACTTACTGGCTGAAGGGCTTCGACAAGCCCTCGTTCTCCATCCAACCGCTATTCACTGACGTAGGGGCGAAGGACGGGTGGGGCATGTGCGCCAAGGGCGATGTGGTCTACTGGGTGTCCAACAACAACCGCATTTTCCGCGCCCGCGACAACCAGAAGGAACCTATTGGCGACCCGCTGGGGGCAGAACTGGCTACGCGCCTAGCGCCGTCGAATGGCGTTTCAAACCTGCGCCTCTATCTTACTTCCTACCAAGTAGACCAGCTTGACTGGGTTGTGTTGCAGGCAACGAACATTTCCGATGCTTCGCTTACGCGAACCTTTGTATTTGACTTGCAACAAGAGGGTATCTTCTGGTATACTCCTTGGGATTTGCCTGTGTCTTGCATCGCAAGCGGTCAGATTTATGAGACAGACACAAAAGACTATCTAATCGGCAGCGGTTGGAATAGGAGCACTAATACTGTTTCGCTAAACTACTACCAGGATGACGGAACACAGGACTACGTACCCGCCGCTGCGCAGAATTATACCTACTCTTATAAGACGAACCTGTTCGGCATTCCCTCGGGAAATAACGTGAACACATACAAGAAACCGACATTTGTGCCATGCATCTATGCAGTTGTGTTCGAACGAAAGAAGTTTACGGGGGATACGGAACCGACGCTCACATTCTTTATTGACAGCATGAGCACATCGGTTGCTTCCGGCACTGCGTATCCGCCGCCGCGTAGATCGCAGAGTACCGATTATCTCGCCTACAAGTATTGCGACAACATTTACAAGGTGGGCGAGCGAATCGGGATCAACGTAGCAAAATCGGCAGTCAACGAGAAGTTCGAATGTCACGGCATGAGAATTATTTGGGAGTACACTGGTGGCATTGGATACTAACTCCACGATGGTCACGCAGAATGAGTTGAAGCGCGTAGCCGACGCTATGCGCTCCCTCATCGGAACTGCGTCCGCAGGCCAAGGCAGCGCATTTGCTCCACGTCTGACCGGCAGTACTCAGGTTCCGACAGTCGAAGCTCTTCGTGTAACGCCCCTGTCTGACTCCTTTCTAGGAAGCGAGTTCCTACTTACTTGGGAAGATCTCCCGCGCTTCCTGAACGTAGATAGGTACAATGTGTATGCCAAGCGAGCGAACGACTTGGAGGAGCCTAAGATCGTCGCTTCCGTGGGCAAAGCCCCGTGCCGCATCCGTGTTGGAGGTGACTCCACTTCACCCGTTACATTCTGGGTGCAAACCCAACTGAAGAACGGTTTCGCTTCTCCGCGTGAGCTTAGCTCGACAGTGACCGGCATCTCCACTCAATCTCAGATCGAGGACGACGACATCGCTTCTGTGTCGATCGGCAAGCTACTTGCAGGGACCGCGCTGTTTACGGGCACTGCTACCTTCCAAAACGGAAGCTATTTGCTTGAAATCGCTTCCACGGGTATCCGAATGTCAGACGGAATCCGCAATGTGAGTATTAGCGGTAGCGCCATTGCTATTGGGGATGGAACCGCCTCCGTAGTGATTAACTCTAGCGGAAATATCGTATTAACAAAAGGGACGCGCTCTCTAGACCTTTCCACAACTTCGATAAGTTTATCCGACGGCACAGCTTCAATCACAATTAACGCCTCCAACAACATTGTGTTAAGCCGAGGCGCTTATCTCACTACCATCTCCGGGACTGCCATTATCATGAGCAACGGCGCTCAAAGTCTGAGCATCTCTTCAACTGCCGTCGCATTAAGTTATTCAGGAGGCCGCTTCCTCCAAATTGACGGAACTCAAGTAGCTATCTCAGACGGCACCGGCTCCTTAGTAATGACAGGAAGTTTTGCTAGATTCTCAAGAGGCACTTTTGTCCTAGACTTGACGGCATCTTATGTCCAAATTTCGGACGGAACCAATTACAATCGGATTACCTCCACGCAGCAAATTCTCAACGGCGGCCAAATTGTACTAAATGGGACTGCCGGAACCGACCCCATCATTATCCAATTGGCCGGGGTTACCAAATTCCGCGTCAACTCCGGCGGCGATATGCAATTCTCGGACGACGTACAGTTCGGCCCTACGGATACTATCGAGCACGGGGACGGAGCCTTCTCCCGCGTGTGGCAATCCTCCAGTTCTGGCTTCGATTGTTTCGTAGATTTCGAAGTGGTCAACTCAGGGACAGTTTACCGCCACAATGGAAACGCAGGTATTACAGGGACGAGAACGGCACTTGATAGTGGAGGCGTCAGCCGCACGGTGACTATTAGCGGCGGCATCATTACAGGGTGGACAACCTAATGACAGCTTGCAGGGATTGCGCCAACTTTTCGGGAAACGGCACCTTCGAGAACGACACGGTGCCTAAGATCGAAACTCGCGAGGAAGCCGAGTGGTTCGCGCCTCTCAAGTGCCGCGCGGTAAGTACGCTGTACCAAATCTGGGACCCGGTAAATGGTACGATGGAGGTATGGAAAGGATACGCCAATGTCAGAGACATCAATAACGACCCCGGCAAAAACTGCCCCCACTTCGAACTCCGAGCCAGCCTCGGAGCAGCCACAAACAGTGACGTTAAGCCCGAGGCATCGGGAAAATCTAAAGGCAATTGACGCCCAGACGAGCGAGGCTATCCAGCAGGCGGCTCACCCATTCCAGGAACGAATGCGCGGCTATTTGGCAGGGCTAATGGCCGAACTCGACCTCAAAGGCAACTGGGACTACGACGCGCAGACCTTCACATTCACGCGCAAGTAAAAAGCACCTACAAAATGCACAAAGGGCGGCACGGTAGCCGCCTCTCTGTGTTTTTGGGGGTCTACAACTAGTGTAGCATAGACGCGAGCTATTCTTCGACGATTTGTGCTCCGGGAAACTCGGAGATTCCCACGTAGGAAACCGAACGCTTTTCCGGTATGGATATCTGCACTACATCGCCGCGGCAGACAGGCACCCGCAGATACCGCCGCTTGCGTGTTCCGACGATGGCGCGGAACGGACGTTCGATAAAGGGGACGTGAGATCGCAAGATACCGCAGTCAGGGGCTTTGCTGACAAACCAGAGATCCCGGTCAACGGGCATCAACTCTGCCTCAATGAACTGGTTCTCCCCAAGCTCCCCCTCCGCTCGCAGCTTTGCTTCCAGCGCCGCCGCGTCGGGGATGGCCTCGCCGTACAGGATCTGCCAGTCGTTGAGGCGATAGGCGTAAACCAGTCCTGGCATATTCCAACTCCCGTAGATTTCTTCGATAAATCGCCCATTGATAGAAATCCACGCAAACACACTTTTATTCCCGTAAGGCGGCCCATCCGCTCTCGGCTCCCCATACTTCTCCGGGCAAGGGCAGTGCTTCGCCCAGACGGACTCCACCGTCTCACCCTCGCCGTACTTTTCCTCGATCTCGGTCAACGCCGGGGCGAGGATGATGACAGGGCAATCTTCGGAGTAGTCGCTGTATGCGGTAACTACCTGACCGCTGAACTTCCCTAACCACTTTTCCCCTCTCTTTGCGGGCCGAAACGCAATTCCTCGAAACCCCGTCGAAATCGGCGGATTCACAGTTCCATAGAGTTCTTCCACCGTAATCGTTTTCTCAACTTGCAATCTCCAAGGTTCAAACATAAAATCCTCCTCTGGCGCACTGCGCCGATTGACTTACATAGACAGGATAGCACGGGCCCGCCCGGACCGCAATGGTAAAATAGTAGTAGGATGGCTGAATACCAAGCTCCGACTTTAGATAAAATTCTAGGTGGTGTGGGCACTGGCGTCGGGCTTGGAACGATGGCCACAACCGCTATGGGGAGTGCTGCGGCCTCAGGGCTGATGGGTGCAACGATGGCGGGGTTGCTGAGCAACCCGTTTACGGCTGTGGGTGCAGCCTTACTGCCGTTAGCAGCAAAGATGTTCGGGCCTGGGTCCGACGGGCCGAAGATGGTAGGGGCGACCAATTTGGTCGAACCTTACGATAGGTTGCTTACGCAGCGCAGGGATGACTTCCTGAAGAATGGCGCGAATGCTACGCCGGAACAGAAGTTACGATTCGCGGCGGAACAAGAAGCTATTATTCAGGATATGTTCTCGAAATTCGAGAAATACAAGGATCAGTTGGGGGATATCGGGGCGCGTAGTGTTGCCGAACGGCAGGCGGGCGGTAAGCATGACTTCTACAAATACTATGTGACTCCTATTACGGGCGGCGGGCGGGCCACAGATTTCGCGCAGGCGAATGGGTTGCAGATGCCGCAAATTAGCGGCGCAGGGTCCGCCGTAGGCGGAGGAGGTCTCAACCTCGCTCAGCGTGTAATGGGAAGCCCCGGAGGGGCTTCGGGAACGGGGGCCTCCGGCCCTTTGAATCTGGGAGGCGGCTCTGCCGCTAATTGGGCTTTACCAGCAGCGGCGGGAGGTGCGACGATGTTCAGCGGTATTGGTTCGTGGCTCGGAAATCTCTTCGGAAACCAGGGTTTCCAGCAAGCAATGGGTGCTCTAGCGCCCGCAATTACCGGCATCCTTGGCGGCCTGGGGCAGCGGTCTTCGAACGACGCAGCCAATGAAACCCTTCAGGGCGCAATTGCAGACCTCCTCGGTCGCGGTGATGAGTTCGCCAACTTGTCCGCCGAACAACAGGCCCAGGTAGTACAAGCCATTCAGCAGATGCTCGGAGCGGGAGGCGCTACGCCTCAATTCTCCGCGTTGCAGGGCGACGTTGCCCGAACCGGCAGTTCGATGCCCGCGCTGTTCGGCCAGAACCTCGCCGACCCGCAAGCCATCAATATGCTGCTTCAGAGCATCGCCGACCCTCGGGCACAAAGCGCCATGACGCAGGGGGCTAACATGGTCGCCTCTGGCGGAATGACCCCCGAACTGGCGCAGTTGTTCCAGACGGCGCAAGCGTTCCAGACCGGCAGTTCCGGCCAACAGATGCAGCTTCAGTCGTTGGCGAACGAACTAACCCAAAATGGCGGTACTACGCCCTTCCTTCAAACACTTATGGGCGCAGGGGCTAATGCCCTTGGCACTAGAGGGATGACGCCGGAAATCCAGCAGGCGCTTGGGCCGTTTATGTCGCTTTTGCAGAGCGGCGGTAAGAATGCGGAAAATACCGCGCTGTTCAATCGTGGCATGGACCTTTTCAATCGGGAAGCCCTGCTTCCCATGTCGAAGGTTATTGGCATCGCTGGTGACCAAGCAGGGCGAGCGGTCCTAGACCAGTATGAGCAGGCGCGGCGCGAAGCACAGCAGCGTGGCGGTGGTCCCGGAGCCGTGGTCGGCTCGGGAAGTGCCAACGATGCGCGAGCGGAGTTCGGTGACCGAGCCGCGGCAGCTATTGCGAAAGCACAGCAGGATGCGATGATGGGCCAGCAGGGGTTGCAGTTGCAGCAGCAAGCCACTGGCGCGGGAGCCGCAGGCCAGGGGGCTTCGCTGATGGCGCAGCTTCTGGGCCTCGGCCAGAGTGGCGTTTCCAACCTGCTAAGCACCGCTGCTGGACGCGAAAGCACTCTCGGCCAGTTGGGAGCCGCAGGCCAGCAACAGGCCAATCAGCGGACGGGCATGGGTGGAGACTTCCTCAACACCATCATGCAAATCGCCCTTGGCGGCGGGCAGTTGGGAGCCTCTGGCGTAGGCCAGCAGACTGGGCGCATTAACGCAGGCGGTAATATCGTCCAAGGTATGGGCCAGTTGCAGCAGAGTGGCCTCGATTCGATTGTGAAAAATCTGCTCCAAGGGTCTCAGTTGGGCATCCAGCAGGGGACAGCTTTGGGCAATTTGCTCAACACAAACCAGGAGCTTCTGTCTCGAAACGAGATTGGCCGCATGTCCAATATCAATTCACTGTTGTCGTTGCTGACGCAAATGAGTGGGCAGAATTTGAGCACGGCAAGTGGACTGTATTCAGGGTCTACTGGACTGCAAAGCCCGTTATCGGCCGGGCAGCGCAAGTCGCCCATTAGTGATGCGCTGACGGCTCTCGGCCCTGGACTGGCTCAGTGGTTTGGGAATCGGATGTCTATTCCTAATGTAAGCACGCCAGGAATTGTGCCCACTCCCAATGCAACGGTAGCGCCCTATGTGACATCGTTGCCTAAACTTCCGGGGTTTAGTCCCATTTCGTAGGAGCTACTATGGCGTTCAACTTTACACAACTCGCAGAAATGATGAACCCACAAGCTCCTCAGCCTGCGCCGATGGCTCAGCAGGCGGCGGCACAACAGGCGGCGGCAGAACTGGAATTCCAGCAGATGTTGGCGAAGATTCGCGAACACCAGGAAGCTCAGCGCCAGGCACAGTTGGCTGAAACCAGCCAGCAGTTTGATCCTATTATCGAACGGATGCGCGGTAATGTCGAAACGGCTACGCAGCCGGTTCCGCAGGGAAGTCGTCTTGGCGATCTTGGCGAAATCATTGCGAATGCCTTCTATACTGCTAAGTTCAAAGAACGGCTGAAGACCCCTTACGAACGCCGGCAGGCAGAAGCCGGAACCCGCCAACAGCAGGAAATGAATGCGCTGGCGCAAATGCGCTTGATGATGGAAGGCAAGTCAAAGGCAGAGGACCGCATTGCCCAGTCGTTTGACGACCGCACGAAGGCCGAGATGGATGCCGCTGCAAAGCTGTGGAAAGCTCGCCAAGACATGGAGAGGGCTGCGAGAGCCGCACAGCAGCGCGATAGAGGTTTGGACATCTCGCAAGCGAGATTGGAAGATACTCAGAAGCGTACCGGCATCATGGAAGGTCGCGCTGAAGATGATATCGGCAATCAAGCCGATATTCTCGTTCAGCAAAAGTACCCTCATTTGAAGAAGGGGTCTGCTGAATATATTGCTCGCCACGCTGAAGAGTACAAAGCTATTGCGCATACACGCCGAGGTCCCCAATGGCTTACTCGGAATGTGGTGGATGCTGGAGGTAACCCGGCTACCCAGATGTTGCAAAAGCCCACGGCGTCCATTTCGATTACACCTACGCAGCAATCGAAGGATATGGCGGCTCCTACGAAACAACTGGGAGGCCAATCTCGACCTTCTATTCCAGCACCGGCACCTCCGGCAAATGCCTCGCCCAAACCTCTGGTGGCCCAACGGACCCTTCAGAGTACGGCCGAGGTTCCCAATACCAATACCAAGAGTTGGTGGGTGCGCAAAAACATTGTGGACGGCGCTCCGCAAGTGCGCTACAACTCGGGCAAACAGTACGCCAGCGAATCTGGTTCCCAGTTCAAAGAGAAAGAACTGTACCAGTCTCAGGTGGCGATTAACCATTCCATGTTGTCGGCGGTTAGCCGGATCATCGAGAAGGGCGGGGCGGAGTATTTCTCGCCCGCCAATCCACGCAACATCATTGACCTATTGGCGGCTCCTGTCTCCGAACCGGGAGTACCGGCATCTTGGTACGACCAAGTTCGTAGCGTTTGGCAGTCTAGCATGTCTCCCGAACCGGGAGGTAAAAACTCTCTGCCTCCTCAAGTGCGAGATCTGATTATTGACTTGAGAGCTAATCTCAACAATGCCATCAAACAACAAACGGGTGCTGCTGGTTCGTTCCAGGAATACAAACGTATCAGTTTGACGCAGCCTGCCGACGGCGATAGTCTCTACGAACTATCGCGCAAATTCATGAAAAATCAGGTTGCCTCTTCGCTAAATCTGGCTTTCATGGACGTGTACACAACCGGCAAAGGCAAACTCTCTGACAGACAACTCGAATCGTTTCGTGCTTATCACGAAGCCATTTCCGAAAAACTAGCAGCCTCTCTGCTGTCCGGGAATCTCTCGGGGGCCGAATTGGAAGAGGCTGTTAAGCCCGAAACCTTGATTGAAGGTGCGCTCATCTACAGTCAAGCTAAAGAACGCGGACCTCAATACGCCGATCAAGTGTTGGCGAATATGGAGCGCGGCATTGAAGCTGTCAAGAGCAAGAAGTCGATCCTAGACGCAGTGAAGGAAAAGAATCCTCCAGCCGCGCCTAAGTTCGGTCAGTTCAGATAGGAGATTGTAATGCCTCTACCTCTCGGCGCTTTCGGCGGATCTTTGCTCGTTTCCCAAAAGGAAGCCGAGGAAGCAAATCGGCCTTTGCAGGAGTTCCGGCAAGAGTTGAAGAAGTACAGCCTCATGCCTACTCAGGCCAAGAAACAATTCTTAGTACGAGATGTGGGGCGTTCTGATATCGCAGAGGCCGACGAAGCTACGGTAGAGAAGATCTTCAAAGAATACTACGACAAGAACGTAGGATTTATGGCGGAGTTGACACAGAATCACATTGCCAAACCGTTCTCAATCTTCGGCCTAACTGGTTCGGCTCCTCCAAAAGACGCAGCGGTTCAGACAGCGATGGGCATAGGAGGCGCGGCGGCGACCGCCTTGCTGCCCGGACCCTTCAAAGGATCTGGTCTGTCTATGCTCGCATCTGCTCCCTTCACTTCCACGGAATCGTTTCCTGCCGATTTAGCAAGTGCTGCTGTCAATGCTGTCCCAGTGGGGCGCGGCGGCCTTATTAAGCAAACTCTCAAAAATATGCTTCTGGGCGGAGCGGAGGGAGTTGCGCGTAAAGCGGCTGGCGATGAGGACGCCAACCCCGCCCTACAAGGAGTGCTTGGTGGTACTGCGGGACTGTTGCATAGTGCTTTGCCCTGGTTGACTCGGATGTTGCCAGGACCCGGAAAAGAAATCTCCGAGGATATGCTTTTCCAGGCCCGGAAGAAGTTTCGTCCTGAGGGCCGAGACCCTATCCCCAACGAAGAAGTTGTTCAGATGTTACAGGACCGCCCCGAGTTGCTCGCCAAGATTGACCAGACCTTGGGACAACCGGGACTTGCCGCAGCTACCGCAGCGCCGCGAAGTATCGTTACAGATGACGTGCTTCAGTATATCCGAGGTTTGGACGAAACCGCTAAGGGCAGCGTACAAGTTGCGCCTTTGCCGAAGCGGCCCACTATCAAACCCCTCAAGGAAACACCTACCTTCGAGCGAGGCTTTAGCCCTATCAAGCCAGGAACTCCCGACGAAGTGGTGGAAGGGTTTATCGGTGGGGGTCGTACCACCATCGCACCGGGCACTGCCTCTACATCTCGCGCCGCCTTGGGGGTTGGCTTTGACGCCGATAAGATGTATACCAACCTGCGCAAGCAGGTGGTGGAAAACAAGAAGTACAGCGCCGAAGCACTGACCGCTTTCCAGGCATTCGACTTCATGAACGATGCCAAGTTCGGCACCGCCAAAGGTGTCGATGCTGTCCTGAAAGTCGCCGATAAGCATAAGCTCTTCAGCAATACTAAGAACTTCCCTTCCCGAGCATCTATTGATGCCGCTGCGGAAGAGTTGGCCGAAGCCTCTAACTTTGACAAGACTTCAGCCGTTGCCGTACTTGAACACGCTGTTAAGTACGGACGAGGGGAGGGTACCCTCCAAAAGCTAGTGGATAAAGTCGGCAAGGAAGCCGACCCAGGTATCCGCGCTCTTATTGACGAGACTAAAGTGCCGGGGGAGACAGTCGAAACTGTTATTCCGGGACAAGCTCCTAAGTTCGACCTTGCGGACAATACCGCGTATGAACAGCGCGTAGCCCCTATGCGGCAGCAGGCTGTTCGGCGCACGGAAGAAGCTAATGCCAAAATCGCAGCAGAGAATGCTTTCAGGCAAGAACAAGCACAGGTAGCAAACGCACGAAATGTTGCACTGTTCAAGCAGAAACTTGGCAAGTTTGATGCGTTGCGTAAAACCCGCGAACTCCGAGGACTTCCCGGCACACTGCCGGATGCTGACGAACTGACACAGCCGTTACTGGGCGGAACGAAAGTCCAGGAGATTACTACGTCTTTGGACGAACTGTTCAAGACGATTGAAGAAGTGGCTCCTAAAGATCTGCCCCGCACCCGTCAGTTGATGATTCAAGAGTTGCTGTCCAAGGTTCGCGACAAGAAGTTGACGCCGGAAATCGTGGAACGATTGGCGGCTCCCAAAGGCAAGGACGCCAAGACAGCAGGCCGCGCTTGGGAATACCTGAAGACTCTAACGGGAGAAACCCAAGTACCGGACGACCAAGCAGATGCGGCTTTGGGACTTTCTGTGCTCTTGCGCAATGAGGAGTTGCTGAACACCATTGCAGAGAAGAATAAGACCACTATCTGGCTCTCCGGACGTTTGGCCGGCATCGGAGCGCGTTTCCGGGAACTGTTGAAAGCCGACCCCTCCGGCGCAGTGAAGCGATACATGCAGGCTTCTCCCGAAGAAACTCGGGCAATAGGCACTCGTATGAATACTATAATCCCTATGCTCCGTTCGGGGGCGCGGGTTGGTGCCGGAGAAACTGCTCGAAGCCTGGAAGGAGAAGGCCAACGAGAAACCTTATTGGACGCAATGGCCGAGAAGTTCAAGGGTGTGAAAAATCGGCAGAAGATTGTTGATCGGTTGCCTTAATTGTGCTATGCTTGTTGTAGACCCCAAACCCACGAGAGGACAGACGCCGACACCCATCGGCTCTGTCCTTTTGTGTTTTCTGTTGTTCGCGATTTGGGCATAGCGAATGAGACGAGTGCCCAGAAACCCCTATGTGAAAGCCGCCAAAAATAGAAGCGGCGCGGGTCCCCACAAGTTCAACCGCAAAGCGGCCCTTGCCGAGATCCGCGCCAAAGAAGCCTCCAAAGAAGCCGAACGCTGGAGACGCTGAGGCTACTCCTCGCGCTCTTCGATGGTGCCCCAGATTACGACCGATCCCCCCCCCCCTCGGAGACACTTAACGAGCAGTCCTAGGGATAGGTCGGGGAGGCTTACCCTTACCGAGAGTCCCGCGACCTCATCATAGTCGAAAACCAGGACGCGCTTTTTGCGCGGCTGCTTTTTGCGCACGATGTAGACGGGTTCTTCGAAGCATGATGAACCGAGATGTGCCCAAATTTCAAAACCACCCCTAAAGAGCTTTGGTTCAATATAGGTAGTCCTCTCGCCTTCTCGCAGCTTCCGCAGTTCTACAACTTCCCAACCCTCCGTAGAGAAAGTCTCTTGGTTGATATCGGTTCCGTCCGCGCAGTCGTTAGCCGCGCCACTTACTCGCAACACCTTCGCCAACGCATCTGCGCCGGTCTTGATGCCCTTGCCGTAAGTGCGTTCGCTCTCCGACAGGTCTTCGACCACAATGAGCCGAGGGCCGTAAGGTCCTTTGTCGCCCTTCTCCTTCGTGGCAATCTTGCCGTCGGGAGTCAGGTAAGTCTCGCCTTCCTTCGGAAGACGGAAGTCGTCGAGATTGTCGAGGGGCTTATAGCCCAGAGTCCTCGCAACGTCGGCGGCCTCCAATTTGACCGCTTGACAGAGGTCCTCGTATACCTCGCCGAAAGAGATCATGCAAAGTGAATATCCCACCACAAAATCCTCCTATGTGAGAATGACTTTTAGTTCTTTGACGTCTACGAGTACTTCGCGTACCGTTTCGCCGAAAACGACAACATTGACGGCTCCGAACGAAGTGCTCTGCACTTTCACGCGCCGTAGTTCACAAAGTTCTCCGTCATGATAACGAATTCTCGTTTGAGCGCCTAGCTCGCGGCGGTCCACATAATAGACCCTTGCCAAATCGGGCACTCCCTCCAAAGACTTTATGAGTTCCGCTTTCGTCATCACAAAACCAGTTTCGCACAGAAAAGCGAAAAATGCAAACGAAAAAGGCAGGCCACTTTCGCGGCACTGCCTCTTCCGGGGTTGGTCTACAACTAGTATAGCATAAAAAGCGAAAGGCCCTCCGGGTATCAAGCGGAGGGCCAAACGCAGGCAAAATTCTCAATTCGCTCGATATGTGACAAAGTAACAGGCTATAAGGACTTCCTTTCCGAGCCTGCGGCTCATTTGAATTAGTGCCTTAGCACACCTTCAGCTTAGCGCCTACGGCGCTAAATGTCAAACGGAAAAGATTCGCAGAGGTCGTAAAGGGGGGCTTTATAGGAGTTCTGCACGTAGAGGACGCGGGAGAGGTTGTAGGCATTCACTTCGAGATAGAAGTCTTCCGGGGATTCGCCCTGGCGGGTCTGGACGCGCATTTCAAGATACCAGCTACAGCGGGAGGAGTGGTGCCGTTTGGAGGCGCTAACAAGCGTGTCCGGGTTGCCCACCCATTGAGAGGCCCCTCGGAAGTTGTGGATGTCCAGGGTGTCTGCGTTGCGGGAAGTTTCGTCAGTGCCCGGTTTGCGGAAGTGGTGGGCGATGATGGCGGAAGCGCCGGGGTGCTTCAGAAGGGCTTCGTCCAAGTGGGCGTAGAACTGGCGTACTACTTGGTTTGAAGAATCGTCGCCCTCTAACATGCGACCCACGGGGTCGAGGATTACGATATCCGGCTGCGCTTCGCCCATCAGTTGGAGGAGTAACTTGTACCCTTCGTAGGTGTCCAACTTGAATTCCGGTATCTTTGAGACGTAGGTGAAGCCCTCCAGTTGTTCGGGCGTTAGCCCACGCAAGAGGCGCTTCAAGCGTTTTTGAAGCCCCCATTCGCCAAGTTCCTGTTCGAAGTAGAGAATGCGCGGTTTTGCCTCGGGCAAAAAGTCGGGGTGGCCGTAGATAGGATTCCCAAGGGCGAAGTCTCTAATGTTTTCGAGAATGCAAAAGGACTTACCTACCTTGGCCCCGGCTCCTAGTAACAGGGTTCCGCCTTTGGGGAGGTACGACGGACCCGCCCACGTTGCGTTTGTGGGTAGGTCCGCCGCTACGAGTTGTGCAAGCGACTTGACTTGCGGAGACATTTAGCTGGACACCTTCCCTTCTGTGGAAGGAAACTTCTCCAAGAGGCGGGCGAGCAGAGAAGGCGGCGGAGGCGCGAAGGTGGACGCAGTTGGAACCGACGGTTCCTCTTCGAGCTCCGCAGCCGACGGCAGGTCGTGCTTGGCAAAGCCCAGGAAGTCTTCCGGCTCGGGGCCGTCTGCCGCACGGGGGCCGTTTACGAGCAGCCAGTATTCCATCATGGCATTGCAGGCGAGATGGGCAAGATGCTCTACCCTAAGTTCCTGGAGCAGTCTTGACTCGTCGGGAAGACTGTTCTTCAGTCGATGATATGCCAGCAGGTGGGCATAGGCGTGGTTAATTGGCGACTTGTCTTCCGCCAAACCGTATTGCCAGTTGGGATAGGAACGGGCGTCATCGTATTTCTCGTGGCCCTCTCCCATGGCGTCTCCCATGTGCTCTAGGAAATCTGGGATGAGAAGATCGAAGCGATAGGGGGTCTTATCGCGGTTGCCTGACATTGGTTGTCTCCTTCTGTAGCCCTTCGGGCTACGGTGTGATTGTGAAGATGTGGATAGGCTTCTCGGGATATTTGGAGCGGAATGAGTTAATCATGTGTTCCGTGCCTCTTGATTTGCCGTCCCAAAAAGCCAATAACTGTTCGGCATAGTCAGCCATTTGCAAGTTGCGCGTAAACCCGGCCCGCTTCCCCAGAGTTGCCCAATCTGCGGGAAACTCCGCCACAGGGAGTCTGCGGGAAAGCCCCCACCATTTTCCTATAAGGTCGGGGCCTTTGGCAAGCCCCGAAACAACTTCAGTGATACCTTCGGTAGTTTCGAGAATGCTCCAAATCTCCCGACGTTTAGGTTCGAGGCTACGGCTTCCGGCGATGATGGTTTTCATGGCGTATACAACTTGCCGTTGAGCGCGAAGCGTTCGGCGTGCATGATTACAGGGTAGATTGAGAAGGTGCCGTCGGTCAATAGGTAGCCGTAGGCAAAGCCGTGGGACCACTCGTTGTTTTGACGTTTTGAGTAGTGGGGGTTCAGATCACACAAACCAGGGATAGACCAGCCGATGAGTGTTTCGTTCTTGTCGAGGGGCTTTTTGCGCGAATGCGCTTGGAAGGTGTGGCGATGACCATATACGATGTTGCGCATATAGTCGCGGGTTGCGGCAGCCGCGTGGTATTGGCCGTTGGCGATAGTATCGCCATGTCCGAAGAAGAGCTTGCCGAGTTGGTGGAAGTACCCTTGTTCAACTATTTTGAAGGATTGTTCCGACAAGCGGAGCAAACCATCTAAGGATAGGATGTCATCCAAGCAAGGGTATTTGTCGAGAAACTGCTGGAGCCAGTTTTCGTGGTTGCCGATGATGAATACGCGCTCGGTGGCGATAGCCGCCATAGGCGCGATGACCTGCTCTTGGGCTTTGTTCAGATCGTCTCGCAGGGACGTGCGGGACACTTCTGCGGCGCGGTCTTTATTCCAGTGGCTAATAGGTGCCCAGTCGAGGAGGTCGCCACCGTGGACCCATACGTCAGGTTTGAAGTCTTCGGCGAAGTTGCGGACGCAGCGGATAGCCCGTTCGTTGTGGGTCTTTTTGCTGATGTATTTGCCCGCTTTGTGTTCGACCCAGGTGCCGATGTGAGTGTCTGTCCAGAAGAGGAAGCGTTTGGCGATTTCGACGTGTTTAGGCATTGAACTCGACCCTCGCTTGATAGAGGCGGTTGGCGGTTGCTAAACAAATCCAGGCGGCTTCGGCGAGAGTTAGGTGTTCTTGTTTGGTGAATTGGTGGAAGCTGTCGAGCAGGGCTTCGACGGCGGGTAAGTATTTTGTTTCGAGTTTAGAAGGATCTATGTCTTGTGAATCCTCCCGAAGCATTACGACAGAAGCCGTGCGAAGCGCATTGGCTACGTCTTTGGCTGTGGTGCGCTCTTCAACCTTTGGTTTTCTCGCCAAACATCTATCCTCCTATAATTATTGTAACAGTTTCAAGAGGATGGCGTCAAGGTTTCAAGCGCCTTTTTGCTATTTCGATGTAGTCGGCTTCTCGGTCAATTTGAACAAATTGACGGCCTAAATTTTGGCACGCTTCTCCTGTAGTGCCCGAACCACAGAAAGGGTCAAGAACTAAGTCTCCGGGTCGAGAACTAGCAGAAATCAAATATTCCCAAAGCTTAAGAGGCTTTTCTGTCGGGTGTCTTTTGGAACGTCCGCTAGGGAACTGCCACACCGAGTTTTTACAAAACTCGTTAAAAGGCGCACCCTTGAAGCGTCCAAAAACACAACACTCAACCCCGGAGAGCCAGAAGTGCTGCCCATTCATGGGCGAAGGATTTGTTTTTTGCCAGATACCCAAACGAGGGGTCATGCCTTGAACTTGTACTAATGTGTATAGATCGCTAACTTGTTCTTTGGCGCAAAATATATAAAGAGACCCAGATACCACACGAACTAAAGTACTAACTAAAGTTTCCAAAGAAAAGTCTACGATGTCGGCGTGGCCTTTGTCGAGATTTCTCAAACCTCCACTATCCCGAGACACCACTCCATAGGGAATATCGGTCAAACACAAAGAAAAGTGTTTGTCTGGATACTGCGAAAGCAGGTCAAAACAATTACCGAGTCGGGTTTCTTGAATCATGGGAACCTCCTTAAATCTGTTGCATAGTACCCCAACTATCGCCACGCTTAACTTCGATGGGACAGGAGAAGCCGGGGTAGATGTCTGTTTCGGTGGTCATCAATTGCATGAAGTTAGAACACTCCTCAGAAGACCACTCGTGCGGTACTTCGAAGATAAGTTCGTCGTGAATCTGCATTAGAGGCACAGCACCGTAGGTGCCGTAGTATTTGCGCATGATACCTTGGCAGTGGTCGCCACCGTAGCCTTGGCCGATGAAGGCGGCGGCTTTCTTCAGATTATCGTTGGGGTCTTTGTAAAGGTCGAGGAAATAGCCATTGGCGCGAGTAATGCGGTTAGTGGTTTCGATCTCTTTGGCGATGCGCTCTTGCCAGGATAGAACACGCGGAAAGCGTTCGAGATACCCGAGTTGAATTTCGATGGCCTTGCGACGATGTTCGATAGTGTCATCTCCAAAGAGGAGGAAGGCGAGCTTTTTTCCATTCATGCACATGTGCATCCCGCAGTACATCCAGTCGGGGAAAATGTGGATAGCGCCTTGGTCGAGGAGTTGACGGTTGAAGCCGGTGCGCAGATCTCCTGGGCGGTAAGCGTGGTAGCCGAGAAGGTAGTTAGTGCCCAGAACGACAATCTTAGCGATGTCGCGGGGCTTGCGGTTAGTGTCTCGTGCTGGGCCTGCGAAGAGTTCGCCAGCGGCGTCCGTGACGAGGTTGTAAGCGTCTCCTGAGAGGGCCTCTAGGTAGCCCGCCTCTTTCAGAACAACGCGAAGCTCCATCTGCGAAAAGTCTGCACCAAGTAGTACATAATCATCCCTGGAAGGGACGACTACGCGGCGCACAGCCGACATGCCTCCGCGCTTTGGGACGTTCTGATAGTTGGGCGAAGACGAACTGAGACGGCCCGTAGAGGTACTTGCGACGATGAAGCGCGGGTGGACCTTATTGGAGCGGTCGAGATATTTTTCATCGACCCAGGACTTGATACCCTTACCTGCCTGCTTCCAGTCGTACAAATTTTTGAGGTGCCGCAGAAGTTCGGGAGCCGCCTCGTCTACGTTTTCAATCTCGTAGCCGTACTCCTCAGATACGCTTCGGAGTATAGAAAGTACGTTGTCCTTGGAGGTACTCTCCATTTCGATGCCGGAAGCGGAGAAGAAGACAGTCACTTGCTTTGGTGATGCCGGGTTGAAAGGGAGGTCGGCTGCGGTACGGTCGCGCTTCTCTTTGATCTCGGCGGCAATCTCCGCCGCAGTGTCCATGTTGAGTTGGATGCCCCGGTCTTGCATCTTCTCGGCAATCTCGGCCATCTCCGCTTTATGCCAGTACGCCAGTTTAGACGGGAACTGCTTCTCGTACTGGCGCTTCATTTCGTACCAAGCTATCAAGGGTGCCCAACTATCGATGGCGTTGTACTCAAACGGAGAACAATTTGGGCAGGGACCAGTACAGAACTTGCCGCGACACTGCTTCCATGAGGGCACTAGTAGATAGTGCGCAGAACATGAAAACAGATCGAAGAGTCCGATGGAACCGCTCTCACCAGTGGACTCGCCACTTTCCGAGCGATCTTCAGTTTTGGCGTAGTGTTGATGTAGGATATAAAAGTAGAGAAGAGTATCCTCCCAGCGGTGGAGGTCTGTACTGGAGCCGAGAACGGCTTCAGTTACGGGCTTGTCAGCGGACACTATGGCGTGCCCTACGAGCGGTAGTCCGCTGTCCCAGATCTCCTCCACGAGTTTTGGGGCGTGCGGGAGCGAAGCGGCGCTTCTCTTGGAGGCGATGCCTACAATCGTCGGGCGAAGCCCGGTGAATTCCAAGTCGTAGCCGAGAGCGCCTTCCTCTTGCGCTTCCCGCAAGGTGCGACTAAAGCCCGCATAATCGCGATAGATGGGCGGAAAGAAGCCCTCCCCTAAAGGGGGACCGTCGTCGCCGAGAAGTGTAAGCTGTGTGGGCCGTGAGCCCAATAGGTCCGCGAAGAGTTCGCCTTTTGCTTTTCTACTTGCCATAGTGCTCCGTGAGGTAAATTGCAATGGTGCTGATAATGACAACAGCGGCGACGATGACCGCTATTGACAGCAGGTCTTGCCAAAAGTGCCAATCACGATCTTCCGGTGGTTTGGGGATCACTAGGGCCTCCAGTGGAATTTGGTGTCAATGTGCAGTTTCCAAGATCCCAACCCACCTTTGAGTTGCGGATCCAAGAACTCCAGAACTTCTTTGCCGTAAGCGACTAGGGGGCGATAGCCCCGGTCAGCCAGTTGGCGGGCTTTGCTCGCCGCCAATTCGTTGATGCACTGCATTGGAGGGGAGCCGAAAGCTCCCTCCAGGTCGTAGGTGTAGACGACTGCATTCGGCCTCCAGGCGCGTAGCGCCTGATCATACTGGCGGCATAGGGCGAGCGCGTGCTGTGCGTTCGTCTTTGGAAGCGTGCCTTTGGAACTATGAGCAAAGTAGCAACGAATGAGGTATGCCACTAGAATGTCGTCTTTGGTAAAGCCAAGTTTGTTATAGGTCCGTAGGACCGAGTACATAGAATCAGCGTCCCAAGGGTCGCCCGTGACGGCGCTTTCGCGTCCAGGGCGATACAACAATACTCCCACCTTGGCCCCTTTGGGGGCCGAATCGGCGCAGAAGCCCACCGTGGGCAGGTGGTAGAGACGGCAGCTAGAGCAAGTGTCCGGCTTGCGGTTCATTAGAGCCAGACCACCTTTTGGCATTCTTCTGTTGCAGGATTGGTCTCGTCGATAAGCCTTCCTTGCATATCTACGTAGAGGCAAGAGGGCATCGGTGCACAGAAACCCGCCAAAGGGGAAAGGGCTTCGTCGGTTACTACCACGTCAAGGTTGCCTTCGCGAGCATAGAGGGCGTTCAGTCTTTCAATGAGTTCGAGTATTGTCATGTGAATCTCCTCCAACTCAGTATAGCGCGACTCGCGCAGCGAGTCAACAAAAAAGAGGGGTGGACCGAAGCCCACCCCTTAGTTGGGAGGTTACCTATTGCATGGCTAGGTTTACAACACTTCCCCCACGCGGTCGAGGGAGAAGGTCACTTCGGCGTCGTCTTCATCCAGCTTGTCATAGCTGTTGATTTCACCCGCCGCAAAGCGTGTGGCCTGCTTCTCGGCGCGTTTCAGGAAGGATTCGAAGGTCTTCGTCATCTTCGTTTCGTCGCCGAAGGGGATGAACACGAAGTTTGAGATTTCGCGGTACTGACCGCGAACCTTGAACCATTCGCCGTCCCCATCGCGCTCGTTCTTGCGCTGCTGTGCAGTGATGTAGAGAAAGGGGATCGGCTTCTTCGATTCGTCGTCTTCGCCTTGGTTGAAGACCGAGCGGAGAACAGCGACCAGTTCTTCGGGAGTGTACTCCGCCATTTCGCCGAGGGCCGCAAGGTAGTCATCGGCGCGTTCGAACGAGCCAGCAACACCCATCAGAAGGCCGGGGCGGTCAATCGAACCGAGGTTGCGCTGATACTCGTACTTGTCCCGCTTTTCGAGCGTATTGCAGTTGAAGGTGTTGGGGCACCATTCAGGCTGAATGGTGACGTAGGTATTGAAGTCGGGCGAACCGGCGAGGCCCTTGATCTTGACCTTGACGCCGAGAGCGCCGTCGGTGCTGCGCACCTTCCCCACTTCAAATCCGGCGAGAATGCCCAAGTTATACTGTTGCGGCATAGGCCGCGCTGCCAATGGTTTTGCCATTCTGTTTCTCCTTAGTGGATCAATTTTGTTGGAGGCGGAGCCTCTTCGGACGTACCCCGAATGGGGTACACGAACTGCGGCGCAGCCGCAAATGAAGTGCCCGGTAGAGCTAACGGTGTGTGGTTGTCCACGAGCGCCTCTTCGTAGCCAGCTTGCTTTCGCATCTCGGGCAAAGCTGCCCTATATGAGTCTACCGCAAGTTGATAGTTTTTGTCAACAACTTCCTCGCCAAATTGGACGAGGAGAGATGCACGGAGTGAAGAGACGATAGCGGACACCGCGGCTGGCGGGTAGGGGCACAGCATGATGTTGACCGCTTCGTGCAGCTTCAGAAGGATGAGTTCGACCTTTTGAGCTTCACTCAAATCGGCGAAGTTTACTTGTTGATTTTCTTCCACAGGGCCTCCATGTCGGCGGGTTCGGTTGGCTGTAAGTCATTGCCGCGCTGCTTGCTGACACATTCAGGCGAAGCGATAACGTATTCGTAGGTGAGTTCTTTCTTCCCGATGGGGTACTTTCGCACCGAGCGGAAAACGAAGTCGAAGTATCCCGCCACCTGGGTACGGGTAGCGCCCACCAGTGCGGGGCGGTAGATCGTATCCGCCTGTTTGACTTCGCGCCCCGGCTGCGGCGCGGCAGGCTCGTACTCCCAAGCGTTGATGTAGTAATGTAGGGGTTTCGAAGAAACCGCCTGTAAGTGCAGGAAGTCGTCCAGGACGCGCTTGGAAACACGCCCGATGGCGTCCCAGTCTTTCTCCCCGGCAACGAGACCCTCTTCGCGCATCTGGCCTCCCGCCTTGTCTACCTTGCCTGCGTAGTCTTTGGAGAGAACGTACTCGTCAATGTAGTTGGTCTGGAAGTTGGAGAGTCCGTCCCAGGCGAGGAGGTCGGGGTTGAAATCGACCATCGTTTTGCCGTCGCCAAGGGGGAGCTCCGCAAAGTTTTCGATGAAGGCTTTTACTTCCTGGTAGGTGGCAAGGTCGAAAAAGACAAGATTGTCGAGAAGTTCGGGCTTACCTTCGGCCAGCAGGTCAGCGCGAACGGTACGAAGCCCGTGGCCTCCGGCTTCGGTCGAGAGGACCGCCACCTTTAGGCCTGCTTTGAGGAAACCCGTAAGGGCTTTCGTCTTTCCGGTGCCCGAGGCACCGTACATGAAGATTTTCTGTTGCTGAGGTTCTTCGTCCGTCAGCTTACGAGGCCGCAAGACGGGCGCGTCTTTCGGCTTAAAACTAAGAAGGTTCATAGAGTAAGTTCCTTTCCGGTGTTGAACCCAGTGGCGATTTGCCAGTCGCGAATTTGCATATAGGCGGCGGCGATGGCGGCATGAGCCGCTTTGCCGACCTGAAGCGCCATCCCATCTTCTTCAGTTCCCGTCAGTTTCGATAGGCGCAGCCTCTCGGGGCAGAGAGCGAATTTATCGAGGGTCGAATGCGACAGGTGCTCTAATTTTAGCACACCTGCGGGGGTGCCGGTTGAGAGGCACCCTGTCATAAAGGGGCAGTCACGCCCGAAAGCGCCACAGCCGGAAGGGCGGTATTCCGGCCAGCGTTCTGCTTCGCGGAGGGACTCTAACTGGGAGGCACTCTGCCGCAGGTAAAGAGGTACCTTACCTAGTTGGTAGTTCCAGTAAGAGGATGTTGACGTAAGAGCGACTTGGCGAGGTTTGCCACTTCCAGCGCGGGGAATACCGCGATAGAGGAACTTGACATTCAGTTTGGGAAAACGCTGCTGGATGAAGTAACTGTAGAGCCGCCACTGCCAGCTATCGACAATCTTTGATTCCCAGCGTTTATCGGGATTGGTTGTGATTTTCCAATCAACGATGACGATCTGGGAGGGGTTGTACGCGATCAGATCGGCGACCCATTTGAACTTGAAAGGCCAGTAGTCGAGCGTCTCTTCGAACTCCTGCTCGACGCCTACAATGCGAAACCCGTCTGCATCCGCCGAGGCGTAAGCCTCTAAGGCGCACATGGCGGAAGCCGCCGCGCTGTCAGTGTAGTAGTCGGGAAGGTCGCAGTCGAGGATCGCTTGGTTGATGGGATCTGAATTAAGGTCGTTAAGACGAAACTTAGCCATTAAGCCTCCCCTTCTTCGAAGTGGTCATTGTGGGGAGATCCAAAGGATCTCGCTTGACCGAGCGAGCGGCCTCCGGGCGATAGCCCGAAGCCTCCGCGCTCGAAACGTTCCACTTCTGCTAAAACGCTCTGAATGACTGAGCGCTCCTCCGCCTGGATAGTCCCGGAATAGCGATCCTCCCATCCACGCATTGCGAAATGCTCATCCAATTTCTCAGCTAACGATTTCTGACCCTTGGGTATGAATTTACGTTCGTTAGCGTAATACCGCTTCCGTTCTTTATCAAGCTTCATCTTCGTCCTCCTCAATTTCAATCTCGACCTCAGTACGTTTGTAGGGTATGGCCTCAACACCCCCATACACGTCGCAGACAAACATTCCCATAAGATACCATTCCCCCGCTGTAAGGAATCGCGGCGTTGACGCTAGAGGCGTGAAAACAAATTGCGTCGCCTTGACCTTCCGGCGCTCCGGGCGCAGGATCAGCGCAGCCTCGTTTGAATCCCATATCGTGAACGTGTGCGCTGCTGAGCAGACTGTGCCCTCACGATTAACCCACGGTCCATTCCCGACCGGGCGCCCAATACTCGCTACCGCACCGCCCCACTTAAGTAGCAGGTCCACCGCCCGCTCGCCGTAGTAATTCTGGAGCTTCCGCAATTCATCTGTTGTGTATGTCATTTCCTTAGGTCTCCTTCTCTTCAACGGTGCCATTGCCACCCACTAGAGACCCCGGCCATTGGCGTCGCCATTGATCGCCATAGACTTCTCCTATATGCCGAGCCAAGGCGAACGGAATCTTCGCGATTTCCGCCGATGCCTGCTTGCGCGCGTTCGAGCGGGAAGATACAGACGCCGCGCCTCGATCACACCGAGCAGTGCCGGGTAACCCTCCCTGCTTGATGCCAGCCTGCCGCCCCGCAATCCGTGTAAAGTCCTGACCTCGCTTCGAGCGGTCGGACCAATTTAAGCCAGCACTCTTATACCCCTCGCGCGGGTCATTACGATCGATGGGCTTCCCGTCTCGCTCACCAAACCATGACCCTCCGGTGTTCTTGAGTGATGTTGGCATCGGCATCAGTGAGGGCACGTCGCCCCAGAGATAGTAGCTGCCGTAGTGCCCCTTCGCTCGGCCAACCCAACGCTGTGCACCCCTCACGTTCTCGACGACCATCGGAATGTGACGGCCCGCAGCTTCCGACGCCTCCCGCTGGATACGGAAACAGGCATCGAAGAGCGCGTTCAGGTCCGCTAGTCGCTCAGCACTCCCCCGGTAATACTCTGCGAGAGCCTTCGCCTTGGACCACGGCATCGCCATGTAGGAATACTTCTGGCACGGGGGCGAGGCGACGATCAGGTCGGCATTTTTAAATTGCGATCCGTGCAACGTGAGAACATCCTGCACGACCATTTCCGCCGGGTACCGCTTATCGCCGTAGACGTGCTGCTCAATATCGAAGCCGATCACCCGCCAACCAGTAGCAAGCAGCCCTTCCGTCCATCCGCCTAAGCCGCAAAACAGATCGATAGCTAAGGGCCGCTTGCTCATTTCGCCTGAAATCTTGTCCATCTGTGCAGAATCGCTAGACATCTTCGTCTTCCTCCTCTTCAAAAGCTTCCGCCAGTTCGCGAAGCCCCTTTAAGTTCAGCAGACCTGGCGGCTTAGAGACAAAAGCGCGAAGCTCTTTCTCAGAGACTCCGTAATCTTCCTCAATTCCAGCAACTTCTTGATCCGCAAAATCCGTTAGTTTGCTGTTGTCTTTTAACGCTAGGGCAAGTGCTTCACTCTCTTCATCCAAGGCAGCGGCATCGTCAACCTGTTTTAGCAACGAAGTTGCTAAACGGAAATTCTGTTCGGCTAACAGCGCTAGAGCCAAAAGCTCTCGCGCTTCGAGCCAAGCGACTGATCCGAAAACAGGGCGCGAACGCGCGAGTTCGCGAGCTTCGTTTAGATTCATTGGTTTTCCTTTCCGCCGCCAAAGGCGGCATTCAACCAGTCCGGCCGCTCGCGATCCGCGCGGAGTTCGCGCAGTTCGCGGATGAGGCCGGGAAGGGCGTTCACGGCAGCGACGATCAACTCCGCGTCTTTCACTCCCTGGACTGTGCCCAAATCACCGTGCCCTGTTCGCGGCACCTTGCACACATCCGGCTCGACGCTCTCGTCAAACTCATATTCTTGAATGCGGGGCGCTGATTGCACGGTGCTGTACGAATCAAAAGCCCACGGTCCCGGCGTAGCTTCTCGCATAGCCGCTTCCAGCGCATCTAGATCAATCCCCACAATAACCTCCTTGACTCGGCACGTGTTTCCAAGATTTCTTGTGGACAGCCAAAGATAGCCCGTCAGTAGATACACCAAGGAAACTCGCCATAATGCTCATCGGCATTCCCCTCTCATGAAAGCGACGAGCAGCTAAGACGTCGGCGCTGGTGAGTTTCGAGAAGCCGTTAGATTCACCACGGGCGGTCGTCTCGTGTCTATCCCGATCTTCTGCGTTTTCTTTTGCAGTTCCCCACGCTAGATTGCAGGGGCGATTGTCGGTCTTGATCCCGTTTAGGTGTCGTACCTGATGTTGGCGGTTCTTCTTTGCGCCGTGAAATGCAGTGCATATCAGCCTGTGTACCTGACGCCTTAACCCCCGTCCGCTGACCCTTGTACACACGACCGGATACCCATCTCGGTTAATTGACTCGGCCAACTTACTAATCCCCCTCCCTCGCCAATTAGTGAAGGACCAAATGTGTCCATCGCTCCCGGCCATGTAACCCGTTATTCCAGGAATCGGAGCCATCGGGTATGCTTCCGCCAGCAGCCGCTCCAGTTCGTTCAGGTCAATCATCGCTTCCCTCCTCCATTCCCTTGCCGCCGCGAGCAGGACACCAGCCAGTTGATCCGCTTACCCTCGGTAGCCGAAACGTCTTGGGCACAGTACCCTCCTAGTAAACAATGCCCTTGGGCGCGAAGTGCGCCGCCGTTACCAGTGTACCGAGATTGAGTGTGTCAATCAAGGTCACGGAGCCGTTTAGGTCGCGAAGGCGCTCGAAATCAAGGCGGAGCCTCGCCTGTTGGTAGGGGCCAACGACGGTTTCTGAGCGAAACACTTCAACGCCGTTGCGTTCGCGGTAGATAGCCGCCACGCTGACCGGCGTTTCTCCCGTGTTCACGAGCACGAGTTCCGTATCCGCGTTCAGTTCAAACCATGGAAGCGTGCGTTTCACGCCGGGTTTTTGCGTGCGTAGCACGCCAGTGTCCGTCAGGACAAAGATGCGCGGAGCGCCGAAGGGCGATACGTTGGCAGCCCAGTAGGTGCCGGGTTCAGCGAACGTGTAGCAAGCTAGTGCTTGCGGAGCAAGCCCTCCTAGAAGGGCCGCTTGCGGTCCAAAGGCTTCGAAAGAAGGTTGTGCGGGGGAGCCAAGTGGCTCCCTGAACTGAATGTTGTAGCCGACCGTTTCGTCGGAGTCGTTGAGGATACAGAGTTGCGTACCAGGTGTGGCGTCGATGACGGGCAGCACCTGGGCGCTAAGCGCAAAGCAGAGTGTCAAAAGTGTGAATGTGAGTTTCATTGTGTTTTCCTTTGGAAAGGCCTCCGGCCCCTAGCAAATCTCATAACCCTCGTAAGTGCAAGAGAAGAACAGCTTGTCCCCCTTGCAGTGGTAGGCAAAGTGGTGTGGCCCGGAAACGTCGAAGTGTTCCAAGTCGCAGAGTTCTTCGATAGGGGCAATTTCCAGGAAAACGCATTTCGCTGAGAGAATTGCCCGATCTTTTTCAGGCAGCGCCCAGAATTTAACGAAATCTGCTCTATCTTCATAGGGAAAATTCAAAGGACAGTAGCCTCGAATCTGGATAGTGACTTCGAAACACTCCGGAGACCCATAATAATCGTCGGGGGTCTGGGCCGCTGCGTAAGAACTTCCTAACACTCGGGGGAAATGTCTCCCAGTCACTACGTCATAGTCTAGGCCGCAGCGGCATTCCGAGAGTTCGGATTGATGTTGGATCTTTGGTGCTTTGAAAATTTGAGGGTTTGGGATTGTTGGTGTGTGTGTCATACCCCAACTATAGCGGTTCTGTGGCCAAAATGCAAGAAAAATCTAAGGGTACCCTGAAAAAATACTACAAATTCAGTCGAGCGAATGCCTCATCTAACGGAAGTGGTTTGTAGTCATGAAGTTCCACGCAAACGCAAAGAGAATGCTCGGTGAAGGGTTCGTGGGGAGTATTGTGAACATGCCCATAAAACAGCCCAAAGTTGGGGTTGATGCGAGGAATGTTGGGCCGATGTTGGGCCACTACCGGGCGCTTACGGGTAGAAAACACGTAACGATCTACTACAGATGTAAAACCTGCCTTGAGCATGAAGTCCTCGGGTCGGTCATGATTGCCGCGCACCAGGAAGATACGCCCATTAAGGCGATTACGGTACTTCGCCACATTTTCGGCTTTGCCGAGCGCAAAATCGCCAAGATGGTAGACCCAATCTTCCGGCTTTACCACAGAGTTCCAGTTGGCGATGAGGGTTTCGTCCATTTCTTCAACGGAAGAAAAGGGGCGTTGACAATACTGAATGATATTGGCGTGGCCAAAATGGGTGTCGGAAGTAATGAAATCCATAAACGCAGTATAACAGAAACCAAACGTAAAAGGAAAACGACGGAACCGCCCGCACGGAATCCGCCGCTCTCCGGGTGGTTGCACTACTAGTCTACCACAGCTTCGCTGCCGAAGGCAACCCGAAGGGTAGGAACGAAGGTCTTTTCGAGGATCTGAGTGAAAGCCCAAGTGACAGACTTGTCTCCGAAATGAGGGGCAATAGCCCCTCCGACATTAGGCCGCTTGCGGCCTGCAAGGGCCGGATCGTGAGAGACTTCCTGGAATGAAGGGGAATCACTCATGAACTTCGTTCTCCCCACTGTTCTGCCATTGCTTCCGCGATGCCATAATAGGTACGACTACGATCCTTCCATCGAGTTACTGAGGGAGCCATACGATGAATGCGAGCCTCTCGTCCTGTGACAATGTTGGTCGGCTTCAGCGGCGGCAGATTTTTCAGCCATAAACAAGTGGCTTTAGTCTCCCCATGACCAAACATCCAAGGTTGAACGATTTGATCCGGTTTACGGATTGCTGTAGAGATGCGTGAAATAGGATTTTCTAATGCAATTCTGGAAATTGGCGCGTTGAGTAGCTCTCGGATAAAATCGAGAGCCTCTGCTTGCTCCGCCTGTTTGCTCTTCCACCAGCGAGCGCCACTTACCGCTAAATGCGTGCAGGGAGGGTGAGCTATCATAAGATCCCATCCATCATGTAGAATATTTAGAACGTTTCCTTGAAAGTGGGGACCTTCTTGTTCAGTTGGGAGTAGATCACAAGATAAAGCAATATGTCCTTTGCGGAGGAAGGCATCTCGAACGATGCCTGAAAATTCACAAGCTATTAAAACCTTCACTGATCCTCCTTTTTTGAATCGAGAGCCTCCGAAGGAACTTCGAAATCGGCTGTAATGATTTCTCCTTTTTGCTCGTAACCCGTGAAGTCGAGTACATCCGCCAGGAGTGCTTCGCGTTCCTTGAGAAGCGCAATGTTAATGTTGATCTTCTCCGCAGGTGCCCAGCCGACTTCCTTTTTCTTCGCTAGTAGTTCGGCAGCTTTCAACTGGTCGCTAGCGCGGTCAGCAGTTAGCATTGTCTCGACCGCTTTAGCGGTCAGAAGGCGATTGATCTGTTCGTTGGAGAGGTCTTGCTGCCTTAGCAGGCGCTGAATTTCAGCCTGTACAGGCGTGCTTTCCAGCGAAGCTGGATTGCCTAGGGCAACAGCGGCTTCGCTTTGTGAGAGGCCCTGGCCTACAGTCAAGTCAACGAATTGCTTTGCGATTGCTTTACTCTCCGTCCGTATTTGGCTCAGGCTCTTGTCCTTCTTGATCCGCATAGAATAGGCCCCCTCTTTCGATTATACTAATGCACTCGACCAGTTCGCCTACGGCCTTTAGAATCTCCCGGATAGAGCGAAGCTCCGGTTGCGTAGCCACTGTGAGGGCGAGACCTCGCGGTCTCATTTTGAGGGTGACATACTCACCCCGGTAGACGTTGATGTTGAAGGTGTAGTCTTTATAGGCTTCTTCCATCATTTGCCAAGTACCTCCGGGTCGAACAGGCAGTGGGCTTTTGCAGCAAAGCTGCGCCAGTCTCGCAATAGGTCTTTGTGTTCGCCAGTGCGCATTTTATTGTTCCAGGCGCTAATACTGGAGACATAGGTAACGCTGGAAGCGTCAGTTTTGAGTATCTCTCTCAGTTCGGATGAATCCGCCCAAACTTGGCCCTTTTTCGGTTCCATTATTCCTCCCACGGTGGGGTTTCCACCATTGCAATTTCTTCCGGCGTAGCCGACGGTGCGTAGCGCGGTACACGCTTTCTGCCGGGTGCTTTGCGCCCTTTAGGCGGCTTGTAGTAGAGCTTCTTGCCGTACTGCATTTCGAGTAGGTCCGTCATCTCCAGCAGAAGCCCTGTAGGGGTGTCTACCACCGGGAAGTAACGGTGCCCCGCTTTGCGCGACGGAGGGAGTACTTCCAGTTTCCCCTTAGCGGACCTCCGCGCTAGATAGCCAGGGACTAAGAAGACTTCTCCCGAAGGGAGAGGGATGACTAATGTGAAGCGAAGACCTTTGCCGGTCTTCAAATCTACGTAGTCAACGTCGCGTAGGTGCGGTTCGGTGGCCATCTAAGCCTCTTCGATTTTGAAAGTGGATGATGGGATAGGGCACCAGTACAGGGGTTCGGGGCCACCATCGGTAAACCAGTCCCCGGCATGATTGGCCCAGAAGCCTTCTGGAAGTAAGCTGTCTTCGTTCAAATACTCCCAACGAGCCACCTCGCAACGAAGGGGCGTGTTAAGGTAGCCGCTACTCCCAAAGATGAGGATATAGGTTCCGTCTTTAGGGGCGGTTTTGATGGGTCTCAGGTATTCCATGTCAATCCTCCAGTGATTCGATAAAGTCTCGGTGGTCTGCCGCCTGCGGCGTTAGGGGTGTTTCCGCCAGGGGGTCAGCGGTTTGGGCCTCATTGAGCAAATGCTCTCCTAACGCATTTTTAGCCTGCTGGTGTAGTCTCGTCAGAATAGAACGATTCGCTGGATTCTGGAGCAATTTCGATAGTTCCGTCGGCGTAAGGAGTAAAGGCCGTTTCAGCAGGTGCCAGTGTTTCACCCGGCAGTTGGTCGAGCAAAAGTCCTGCCAGTATCTGTTCGGCTGAAAAGAGGTCTGACAGTGTTTGCATTTCTTCGGGGGAAGGACACTCGTATTCGAGTTTGGCCCATTTTCTTGCGACATAACGACGTACCTCCGTGAGTGTGTCGAACATCTTGCTGCCCTTACTATGGTTACATACTTGGCAACAAGCGACGAAATTCTCAAGTTGATTGTTGTGTGAGTAGATGAACGGAACCATGTGATCCCATTCTACTCGGGTAAAGCACAGCCGATCTCGACTCCAGTAGGGCGTGCCGAAAGGCTGCCCACAGTAGAAGCATTGATGCTTCTGTGCTTCCAGTCTACGCTGGAGAGCCGAAGCAGGCGGTAATTTACGTCTGCGAGGCAAAGCAATCATCTGTTTCACAGCTTTGACCTCGGCAGCAGAAGTCCCTACCGGCAAGTCACAACAGAGAAACTTGCCATCTTGGATCAAGGAAATCCTCCCGCAGTCGGGACAGTGCTCCCGAAGCATCTCGACCGAGCCATACCTAGCTTTGTGAATGGACATGAAAGATATCTCCTACTTCCATTGTACCATTCGTTAATAACTAGTTTAGCTACGAGTCAATCCTCCAACTCTTCTAAGAAAAACCGCACCTCATCCACCGAAAGTTTGAACTGCTCGACCGCTTCCTTTGATAGAAGCGTTTGAGAATGGGACAAGAGCCGAAACTCTTTAGCCCCTTCGTCGTGTAGACAGATGAGGTCTCCGTAGTCCGCCGAGTTGTCCTCCGCCAGTACTTTAGTAAACCAGCGAAGATGCCCTGAAAGCGGCTTCCCTTTGTCGTCCGCTAGGAAGCAGCGTTGAAAGAACCGATGAAGTCGTTGGACGGGGGCACCTTCAACGAAGTTCGTTTTCTTGCGAGGCAACCCTCTACTAGCGATCTGTTGTACGGAAGAAGCCCACCGCGCAGCGGTGTAGCTTTCCTCGAACATGCCTTGGTCTTCGACCAAATGGAGGTAAACCTCCCCTATGCGCTTTTCCCAATCGGCCAGGGCCGATTGCCACGAATGGGGGATGTAGTCAAAGTACAGCCCTTCTGCCGACAGGCAGATGTGTTCAAAGAGCGCCTGCGCTCCGCTAGGAGCCGTCAGAATGAGGTTGTGCTTCATCGTGGAGCGGCCTTGTAGGGCCGCATCTTCGTCGAAAAGCCCCTCAAGCCACATGAAAGCGCCTAGTTCGAAGGTCCAGTCGTCTAGCGAAGCTGAGAAGCTGCGCTCTTTGCGCGGAACGCGCACTGTGTAAGCGCCTTTCGAGAGGTCAATCGTTGTTAGGTCCATTGGACCTCCTCTTCCGCCGAAGGCGGAAATGCTACGTTCGGATGCTTCGCCTCCAAGCCCATTGAACGTAGGTTAGCACAGATTTCCGCTTCTGCCCAGTCAGGCAGAGAAAAAACAGGCCAATAGGCACCTATCTTGTCCCGCGACTTAGGCGGGTGCACCGCTGCGCGAAACAACTGAAAGCCCTTCACAAGCAAAGTTTTGCCTGAAGCAAACTTAAAAGTCACATCGAAGTAGAGGCACTCTTCTCCGTTTTTGAGACGGGTGTGTCTCACGTTTCCAACTGAAAGCATTTTTTCCTTCTCTTTCTCTGCTCCTTCGGAGCAGCTTGGCACTCAACTTGCTATATACTATATACTACTATAGTTATACCTATACTCCCGTAAGGGAGTATAGGACAGTACAAATATGAAAGTATACCTATACTGTATACTGACCGGGGCCTTCCGCTTACGCTCGGCCCCGGAGGTAGTAGTCATACGGCTACAATTTCGTGGCTGCGCCACGAAACACCGAAGGTGTTCTCCTTTTCTTCGCGTTAAATGGCATGTTAACTCCGGCGTTAACGTTAAGTTAACGTTACTTCGGAGCGTTAGTGCTCCCCCTCAAGCGCACTTTGCGGCTACGATCTGCCGTACAGCGCCCACAGATACTCCTGTACCTCCCGTGGGGACGTAAATGGCCCCATTATTTCCTCTTCGAACGGGTATTCCGTCCGGGAATAGTAGCCGTCAGAATCACCTAGAATTTCAACGGCACACAATTGCCCGGTTGTTGGATGGGGAATTTGTAACCAATCTACATGCTTCATCCAGAACCTCCTTCTCTTCAGGGATTGACCGTAAGGCCGCTGCGCCGGCAGCTTCTATAGGTATATTATAGGCGCTTTGCGCCCTGTTCAAGGGTAAAGTGCCTTCGGCTTGCATTAAAAAGTTTTAACGAACTTTTGATTCAAAAGCCCTTGCATTTGTGCGCGAAGTGCGGCAAACTTGTTGTAGACCACCACAGCGACAGCGGGACCGCCAGGTCCCCTGTCCTGCGGTTTAGGCCCGCTTCGCGGGCTTCGTAGAAGGCCCCTTCGGGGCCGAAGAAGGAGGAGCGGTCTAGCCGCATTTAACACTATGAAGAAGATTCGAAACATCGTGCCGATTCCCGCAGACGGGGTTGTCGTAGACCCCGGCACTATCTGGGAAGAAGATTCCATTGGCCTTTTCATTGCTGAAGGCTTCGCTAGTGTCAACTACGGGCAAGCGTCCGACAGGCGGCTCTTTGAGCCGGTGGAGGAGCGGTTTATTCGGAACGGAGAACCTTGCCGCGTCATCACGGCTACGGGGGAGGTTTGCGATCTGCATTTTTGGGATACTTGCCTTGGAGACGCGCAGCGATTTGCTTTTGGCAACGTCTTCCGCGTTGACACCAGCCTCAACGCCCACGGGGTTCACATCGACGACGCCCTCAAGGTGTTCAAGCTGGCGCTGCGCGTGCCAAAGTTGTGGGAATGTTTGAAATGGCTTTGGGACCCAAAAAGCTACGTGGGAGATAAGCCGATACCCTACAAGGACTGTCGAGTAATAAACGAGATTATACGCGAAATAGAGGATGCTTCGCAGTCGGGAGACTGCAAATGAACTACATCGAACGAGCGAAGATTGATGCGATCCTGCGCACTCTGCGCGATTTGGAAATGCTCGATGCCTACGGCGTCGCCGTAGACGACCCGCATTTCTATATGACCATTAAGCTGGAGGAAGCCCTTCGGGCTTCGGCTACACCGAAGGTGGTGTTGAAACACATCTGCGCCTCGCGCCCTGAGTTCTCACCTTCGGTAGCTACGCTACAGGCAGCGCACGCAAAGGGGGTATCCGCGTAGCGGATACAAATTCTGCGAAATTTGGCCCTTCGGGCTGAAGCCCGAAAACGCTCTATATAGAGGCGGCAAAAGCCGCCTCTTTTTATGGCCCTTATGGGCCACCTTCAGTGGCAGCGTAGCTGCCGTGGTTGACGGATCAAGCATTATTCCGCGAAAATAGCTTGCGTGCCAGCGTGATAGCGTGATAGTCTGGGACTTCCCACAGGAGGGACCCCAAAATGCCTTTTTCGCAAGATTCTTTCATGCGGCCATTCATTGAGTACGGTGACTGGGTCGAGATCGATGGAGACTCCGGGATTACATACGTACCGGGCGATATCTTCATGTCGGATTTTCTTGAGACTGTTCGGCAATCTGAAGAGGTTACGGACGACATCCTCGAAGAGGTTCGAGACTACTACGAATCCTCAACCATTCACTCTGTCACGATCACGACAGGATTCGGCGCACGGATGAGCGCTCCAGGTTACATGGACTGCACGGAATGGTCTGTGTTTGGTACCGAAGCCGAAGCCGAAGAGTATCTAGAGGAGTACTACGGCGACGAAGAGGACGATTCACTGGAACAGGAGATTGGATAACAACATGGCAAGACAGAAAACGATCTATCCGACAGACGAAATTGCTCACTTGTGGGCGCATCAGGCAGTCCCCGCTGCGTACAATTCGCAGCGGAACTTTTACTTCTGGGGGCCTACGATCTATTCGTACGGCCATCACTTCCCGATTGCGACGCGCATGGAAAACGCGCGTGGCGAATCGGCGTACTTGCTCACAGAGAGACGCTATTCGGTTACCACTGCTGGCCATATTTCCATGGTCCGACGTGCGCTTCCGTTCCCCGAGACGAAGTGTTTCCGCGTCCAGGACCCTACGGATACACGGCCGGAAGTGATCCGCCGTGATTACGGGATCCGCATCGAAGAAAAACGCGCATCGCTAGATGCACCTAAGACGCGCAAGACAACTAAGGCGCAAAGGTTGCTTGATCTGCGATCTTTGATCGCAGAGGCGAACCATGCGGCGGAATTTTTCGGCTTCGCCCCGTTCGAACCTTTGGCGCAAGCGGATATCGATACCGCGTTAGCTGTGCAAGCCGAATACACCGCGAAATTGGACGAAACACGCGAAACGCGAAGGATTGCCCGGAACGCGCGATGGGAAGCCGAACGGGAACGCAGGACGCAAGAGTGGGCGAGACATCGCTTGGAGCGAGAGCAGTTTTGCGCCTGGTGGGAGTCGACGCTAAAAGACTGCTGGCGCAATCGGCTGCCGTATCCCGACAATATAGCTATGCAATGGTCCGCACTATCGTACGCGTATTTGCGAGTGAGTGGCGACTCTGTTGAAACTACGATGGGAGCGCGGGTTCCGGTCGAACACGTTCGACGCGCGCTTCCGTTCGTCCTTCGCTTGATCGCTACCGGCCAGCAGTGGCAATGGAACGGTCACACAATCCGCTTAGGGCACTATCACCTAGATCGGATTGACGCCGATGGGACTGTCCATGCTGGATGTCACCGGATCCCGCGGTCGGAAGTGGAATACATTGCGTCCACACTAGGAGTTACTCCCGGTGCGGAATGACGGCCTTTGGCTCGCTCTCGAGTTGCTGGCAGCACTTGCGCTGCCAGCGTATGTAATCTATCGGCTAGCCGTCGGATAGCCTACGTCTACTCCGACTAGCAAATAAGCCCACCAACTAACAAAAAAAAAGCCCAGCTAATTAGCTGGGCTTTTACTTTTGCGCTTTATCGCTATTGACAACCGGGGCATCGAAAATCATGTCCCTTGGGCGAATAATAGGATGCCCAACCGATTGGTAGCCAACCAGATGGAGTTTCCTTCAATCTAGGTTTAATGGCGTCCAATGAATAAACGATACTTTGGATAGTGCGAAGATCGCCTTCTGCGATAGATCCGCACTGGGAGCAAGTATAGACGGGGCGAAATTTGATTGTGACTCCTAGCATGGCGAGACTCCTAAAGCGATTCGACATAGGCGCGTAAGGCGCGTCGCGTGCGGTAGGACGCTATCGCGTCGCAGAGCCGCTGTATCGTGTTTCGGCGTGTTCCGGGCATTGGAGATGCCGGCACCCGTTCCAGACGGTCTAGGAGCGCGAGCGCTCGCCGGTAATGGTCTAGCGTGGCCGTATCAGCTAGCAGATCGTCACAGCGATCTAATCGCCGTGACTCAGCTAGGTATGCAAGTAGAGTGTACTCGCGGACTCGTTCGAGTGTCATTCGTTGTTTTGTCATGTTAATCAATCTCACTTTCGAATCTAATTTCTCTGCGTAGCCGTTCGGCTACACGTTGCAGGACGCGCCATCCGTAGGATGACATGTCGGGATGAGATTGGAGGTCCGTCAGGACCTCCAAAGCATCGCAGAGAGCCGTAAGACGCTCAATAGAGCGGGCGATGGCGCGGATGTCGAGTGTGGTCATGATTCCGATGTTCCTCCGTTCGGGGCAAGCCTCCCAGCGACGAACTGAATCCAGGCACCGTACTCAGCGATCTCCGCTTCGGAGTAACCCTGCTCCTTACCCGCTGCCTCGTAGTGGTCCAACCACCAGCCTATCGTCTCCGTCAAGCAGCCGATGCTGATCTTCCCCTCGTGGACGATGGCGACGTGCCGCCCCACCCCGAAATGCCAGGGGGCTTCCATGGCGTTGGCTAGTACTGCATTGTTCCAGTGCACCCAGCCCAGGTCAGCTCCACGCAGGTTGGCCTCACGCAGGTTGGCCTCACTCAGGTCGGCCTCGCTCAGGTTGGCCCCACGCAGGTTGGCCTCACGCAGGTTGGCCCCGCTTAGGGTGGCCCCCCACAGGTCGGCCCCGCTTAGGTTGGCCCAACTCAGGTTGGCCCATCTCAGATCGGCCTCACTCAG